TGCGCCTGGCCGCCTGGCCCTGGCATTGGTGCGCCTGGCCGCCTGGCCCTGGCATTGGTGCGCCTGGCCGCCTGGCCCTGGCATTGGTGCGCCTGGCCGCCTGGCCCTGGCATTGGTGCGCCTGGCCGCCTGGCCCTGGCATTGGTGCGCCTGGCCCTGGCATTGGTGCGCCTGGCCGCTATATAGACGGGATTCACGGGCGGAAATTTTCGGCGATAGGGGTTTACACTCGCGGCGGGTGTCTGTAATGTTCGAGTCCTAGCCGCGCTATGCGGCACAAACGAAAAGGAGAAACATCCCATGGCTATCAAACAAGTGCGCGAGACTGCAGCGGGCAAATCGGTGTCGGCCTTCGTTGTTTTGAATAAGAAGGGTGAACACGTTGCAACGGTTAACGCCTATTTCCCGAACGGCGGCGGTTGCACTGTTGACGTTTGGAACCTGGGCCAATCTGCAAACAACAACGCATGGGCGGCGGCTATCAAGTCCGGCAAGTTGTCGAAAGCGGGCGTAGAAAAGGCACTGGCCGAAGCCACTAAAAACCGCGACTGGGTTAGCGAAGATGAGCGCGCACAATGGGCGGCCTTTGATCTTTTCGGTCTGCAGCAAAGTCGCGGCAACGATATAGAAGGTGCGCTGGCCGGTTTGGTTATCGACGGCCAATATCTTTTCGATCATTGCGGCAAGGATGAACAAACGGCCAAACTCCTGGCCAAGTATCAGGCCGCGCGGGGCGAACTTGTGGCGCAATGGGTGCACGACAGCGAAGGGCAAGTTCGCGACTTGCAAAAGATATGGGATGAAAAAGCAAAGCGTATCGGCGCCAGCTTCGCTAACTACCAAACCGGCAAAGGCTATACCTCCTTGTTTATGGCTGGCGGTCTGCGCCGTTTGCAGGATCTCGGTTACACCGTAATCCAGGCTATCTAATCGTGTGGATTCTTAACTACAAAGGTTTTTTCTTGCACGGCTATTGCGACCGGCCAGGGGTGCGCATTACCGGTGTGCCGCACGGCACCGGCACTAAAGAATGCGCCGACCTGGCCGCCGCTAAACTGTACATATCCAAACTCATTTAAGGATTAATCGTTATGGCTACCGTGAAGTTTAACCAAGTCAACGGCTTGACCGTTTATGCCTTCGCTTGCGGCTATCTGCAGACTGCCAAGTTTACAGACTTGCAAGGCGTTGAAATCGAAGTGACGTTGGCCCATACGGGCGGCAACTGCTACGCCGTCAAGGCGCACGAATTCGGCGGGCGCGGTTCGATTCATTACACCGTGACCGAAAGTATCGGCAACGCCCGCAAACTATGGGCGCAATTGGTTGAACAGCTTCACGGTGCCAGGATCAAGGCCGCAAAGGCCGATAAGCGCTATAGCGTAGAACGCGAATTTTGCGGGGAAGTTGACCCGCATTACGTCGCGCGGTTTGAGGGTCAATGGTTGGGCAAGTCCGCAACAGCGGCGGGCGCCTGGCTTCTGGCCGCGCGGGATATTCAACAGCGCGCCGACATCGCCGGGCGAACTGTCGCCAATACGATTAAACACCACATGGCGAAGGCGTTTTTTGCAAGTGCATGGGCGGACGCTCGCGACGAAGCGGGCGAAGGGTGCGCGGGTGAAATCATGGATCAAATGCCCACGACTATCGACAATGCCGCGCTTCACGCCGCTGATACCCTGGCCGCTGATATGTGCAAGGCGCACGGCTGTTATTCAATCGACAACGTGTTTAACCGTGTGGCCGTAATCCAGCGCAACACGGGCGATAGTGGGGACCGGGCGGTAACGCCTGAAATGTTCGGCCACTATTGCGCAATGCAAGCCATGGGCCACGGTGTCGGCCTTTATGATGCGTTCGGCGCCGAAGTGCACAAACAAATAACCGTTCCTTATTGTGAGTTTGGTTCGCATAGCCTGGCGCTGGATTACTTCGAAAGCGCCGACGAAGATAGCGAATAAACGCGATTAACCCGCCACACCCCAACCCGAATTATTTTAGGAGTTTTACCCCATGGCTACCCAAATCGAACTTATGGTTAACGGCACCCTTCGCACCTTCTCGGTTAAATTCGAAGATGACACCGACATGGGCGCACCCTGGAAAAACAGCGGCGGCCATGGGGATGTTTCGGATTGGACAACGCGCGATAAGTTACCGGGCGAGCTGGTGTTGAACACCGACCGCGGCCAGAAACGATATTACGACTTTGCCGGGGCTTGCCGCACCGCGTTGCGCGACGGTTGGGACGCCAAACCGTATAACGACGGCACCCAAACTAAGCGCCAGCAAGCGGCAAAGGCCGCCATGGCCGACTTCGAATTCTTGCGCGCCTTTTGCGATAATCGTTGGTCGTATGTTGGCGTTATCGTCACTTTGCTAGACGACGAAGGCGAAGAGACCGAATTGTCTAATAGCTTGTGGGGTGTGGATAACTTCGATCCTAACTATCCAGACGAAGTGGCAAAAGAGCTGGCCGCCGAACTTGGCGAGCAAATCCCCGCGCCGGTTGCCGGAGATTGCGATGATCAAAAGTTTATCGAAGCGGCAAACAGCAAGTATGCCAGCGACGATTGCGAATTCGACGATGCGCCGAAAGTGTCGCCAAGTGAAAAAGGCGCCTTTGTCCAATGTTGGGTTTGGGTGTCTAACGAAGAGGCCGGTATTGATTCGGGCGAAGGGGACGAATGATGGAAACGGTTTATTTGTTATTCGTGTTGTGCCTTGGCGCCGATTGCGAAAGCGGCCACGTATTTGTTGAAGACAAGTTTAGCGGTGTGGCGGCGGTGTCGGATTGCGATAAGCGCGCCGAAGTTATGGCGGTTAAGCATGCCAGCGATAAACGCGAATGGCGTATCGGGTGCCGTACCCTGGCGCAGTTTGAAAACGAAGGGGTTTAACCGTGAAGAAATTACAAGTGAAGATAAACGGCCAATGGGCGTATGTATTCGCCAACGTCGGCGGCCAGGTCAAGACAACGACCGAAAAGGCGAAGGGGTTGCCGCAAAAGGCTATGTGGGGCGCCGACGATCTGGCATGGGCGCAAAGCAAGTGGGCCAACAATGAGTTCCGTTTGGCCGACACCCTGGCCGAATTTCAGCCTATGACGGCAAAGCAAAAGCGCGATTTGCTGGCCGCGCTTCTGGCCCAACCCGCCGAATGGGTGCGCCGTTCCCTGGCGAATCCAACGCCATACATGGGCCCGCTTAACCTGGCACTTCACAAGGTCGCATTGCGCCGAATGGGTGCGCTATGAATCGCGCGCCGAAGATTCACCCGCTAGCCCTGGCCGTCGCGGGCCCGGTAGTCGTGTTGGCCGGTGTTGGTGTCGCGGCATGGTGCGTGCAACAGGGTCACACGTTTAGCGCCTTTGTCGCGATTTGCACCATGTTGGGCGCGTTGGTTCCGCTCTATCCCCCGGACGAAGAGCCCACGAAGTTCCTGTAGTTAGTTGACACTCGCGGCGGGTGTGGTATCTTGACGACTCACACCCCAACCGAGTCGCCGAAAATGACCAGTCAAATTCAAGTAGCCAACGAAAAATCCGCTAACTTTGCCGCTCGCCTGGCCGCCTACTGTGAAGAACACGCCTTGTCGTTGGGCGGTTTGGTCGATGAGCTGGCCGCTGGCGAGCCGTTTGACGCTATCCGCGCGGCTCGCCTGGCCGCCTACTGTAAAGAACACGCCTTGACCTTGGGCGGCATGGTCGATGAGCTGTTATCGCTTCGCCTGGCGCTGATTTTTTCGGAACAGGAACAGCAAATGCGCGCTTGCATGGGGTGTCGCGAGAATTACGACCTGGCCGCCATTCGCGATGTTATCCGCAACTATGAAACGACAGTCGGCTATGACTCGAACGGCGCAAAAGTGGCTCGCGCTGTGCTGGCCGAACGCCTGGCCGAATGCCAGGAAGACGTTCTAGATTATGCGTTCGCCGATGAATCCGACGTCGAAACCGTTCGCCAGCAAGAAGAGGCGTTGATCCTGGCAATGCGCCTTCGTTCCCTTATGGATATGCGCGACGACTTCGCAAAGCGCGGCAAATTGGTACTTCTGGAAAAAACTATCGCCATGATTGACGCGCTGTGCGCCGAAGTGGTGGCCGCATGAATTCCATATCTGCATTTGTCTTGGCTCTATTCCTTGGCGGTGTTGCTATGCCGGTCGGCATGTTGGCGGTTATCGCCGACATCGACGGCGCGGGCAAGGCGCATGCCTACAAAGTGCAACAGGCCGAAAAGCAAGGCGCCGACCGCATCATGGGCAAAATTAGCGTTATCCGCTGGAAACAAGGCGAGTTTTAAACCCCAACCCGCAAAGGAGTGTTGCCCTTATGGCTACCCAACATACCCCGCAACAACTGGCCGACAAGGCCGCCGAATTGGTGCGCAATTGCGCGGACTATTACGTGTTGCCGGATAGCGGCGAATCGCTGGCGCTAATCGTGCACGACGACGGCGTGTGGCTTTGCCGGTTGGGCGATTCGGTTAGCTTGTTTGACGCCGAACGCCTGCAGCACATTACCCCAACGCCTGCAGCGCCAGCCAAGTACAGCGCCGAAGTATGGCGCGACCACTACGCCCGCCGCGCCCATGGCTGCAGCATTGACGCGGTGTCGGCCACACGCTCTAACCGTCCGGACCTGGCCGCGCTGTTGCGCAAGGTTGGGCGCGATTATCTGGCCATGGCGCGGTTTGCCGCTTTGAAGGTGACCCAATGAGCCTTTCGACCACTTCGCTAAATCCGCATTACCTGGCCAGGATCAAGGCCGCCGTGTTGCGCGCCGTCGCAAAGGCGAACCGCCCGAACGCGCCCCACGGTGTCGGCCAGGTCGAAGTGTATAACCGCCGCAAGCGCCCGTCGTTGTTGGTCGTAGCACGCAAGCGCGGCGGGTTCGAGATCTTCGATCAACGGGACCGCGACGTAACGGGTTTGATTAAATCGGCGCTTGTGGCCTATCACAAGGGGGCTATGCAATGAGCCAGGTTAAGAGCGAATTGACTAACATCTGGCGCTGGAATAAGCGCGCGGGCTATTGGGCGTTGGTCCGGGACACCTATATCGAAAATGCCGGGCGTTGGCTGGCAATCCTGCGGGGCGATGAGCCCGGCGAAACATTCAAAACGGCAAAGCGCCGACCTGTTACCGCGCCGAAAGGGGTTTAACCATGTATCCGGTTTATCGAAAAGACGTATCAACGCCTTGCGCGTTTCCTCAGAACCAATGCCGCACCATGGCGCCTCAGATCTTCCAATATCGGCGCATCGTTGGTCACCACTTCGCCCGCCGTCACAAGGGACACCGCGCGGCCTGCAAAAGCTGGATTGCAGGCATGCGCCGGGACCTGGCCGCGTGCGGTTGGTCGGCCAATGCGAAGGCGTGCAACGCGGCCATGGTCGGCGGGGGTGCGCAATGAGCACGGCCAACCAACGCGACGGGCAATATCATCGCCCCCTTCTGGCAAGCGACCTGGCCGAAGTGGTCCGCAAGCTGGCCGCCGTGCGTGTCCCCTTCTCCTACTACCCTAGCCCCAACGCCACATGGGTCAACCTGGCGGTGTTGCCGAAACATTCCCGGACCCTTGACGCCTGTTGTGATCAAGCCAACGAAGCGGCCAGGTTATTGGCTCGCGGTATCCTGGCCGCCTGATTTAAACCCGTTTCACCCTATGCCCGCTTAATGCGGGCTTTTTTGTGGGCGCGATTCGGCCAGTAGGGACGGGCAAGGCGCATAGGGCAAGGCGCCCCGCTGGCGGGGATAGGCGACGTTATCCGGCTAAATAGCTAGCAGGGTAGCGCTTTTGGGGTGCGCACCTAGCAGGCGGCACAGCGGCCGTTTAAACCGTATACGCAATGAGCATATGACCAGGTATGGCTAGGCCCTGTCGTGGGCGTTCGGTTATGCCAGGGGGTTGGTATGTGGTGCGACCTGGCCGCCTGGCCGCCTGGCATGTGGTGCGACCTGGCCGCCTGGCCGCCTGGCATGTGGTGCGGCTATGGGGTGTCGGGTGTGGTGCGGCTATGCGTGCGACATGGGGTGTCATGTGGTGCGTGCTATGCGGTGTTGGTGTGCGTTCTTTTATCGGTGTTGTTGGGTGTCTTGGCGGCTGTGCTGGCGGGCGTCTAGTGGGTTGGTCGGTTTATGGGTTGGCGGTTTGGGTCCCTCCCGAGGGGGCTAGGAGCCACGCGGGGGCGCTGAGCCCCGGCCTCACAGTTTGTCGCAACGTCGTTATGCCACCTTTAATGCGTTCGTTTATAGGTTTAAGTCGGTGTCGCGGCGAAACGTACACGCAATTTTTTCGTTCGAACCAGGGTGAACCACCTTTGCGGTTTTTCGTGCTTACCGGCCAGGCGCGGGTGCCGGCCACGGGCTGTTTTTGCGTGCCAGGAATAGCGAGGGGCCGGTGGGGCCGGATAAAACGGTCGTTCTACTTCTCTACTATTATTTTTTTGATGTCTTTCAGCTTTAGGCACTTTTATCCGGCCCTTCCGGCCCCTACTGTTTATCTATACTTTTTATTTATTATGTAATGTCTATATAAATCAAAGAGATAAAGGGAAAAGGAGTAGGAAATACGGGGTCGCGTCCGCTTTTACACCAGTGGCCGAAAATGGCGTTTTTGGGCCCGGCCCCTAAATCTATCCGGCCCCTCGGGTGTCAGGGGCCGGATAGAAATTTTCAGAAATGGCGAAAACTCTGTTTTATCCGGCCCTTCCGGCCCCAGGCAATAAAAAACCCGCCGAAGCGGGTCTCGTGTCACGGGTCTGTTAAAAGTCCTCATCTTCGTCGCTGGCGACGTTGTGATCCTTGAGCCATTGGCGCACTTTGCTCGGATCAATCCCCATCGAATCGCCCATCATTGACTGAAATTTTTCGGGGGTTTTGCTGTAAAACCGTTGGCGTTGACCCTCGATTTTTATGCGGCCCAGCGACCAGAACCCCAAAATTTCCAGCGTTTTTTCCAGCGATTTACCCTTCGGAACCTCGAAGTCATGCGTCATCTCGAGCCCCTGCAGGAACGTGATGTTGAGCAATTCGTCAGATACGTCGGGGAATTCACCGCTGTCGATCACTTCCATAATGCCCCGGGCTTCCCCTGGCATCGCCGCATTTACCATGTGCATGAACGCTTCCGTGTGTGGCGCATCACCCTTTGGATTGAACGATTCGTCCATTTCATGCTGCAGCAGCCATTGGCGAATCGCTGGTGCCGAGTCGTCCAGGGCCGCATAAAGGTCGACGTAGTAATCCGGGTTCTCGTTTTTGAACTCCCGCAACTGATCACTGTTCTGCCACCGGCTGAAAAGCACGAGGAACCGGCGCTCGTTCTGGCTGAGCGGCATGGCGTCCCGGTAGTTGGTGAACATCAGGTAGTTGGTGGTGTTTTCCACGTTGTAGGGGTCGCGCCCCTTTGGGTGGATCTCGATAACCGGGTTCGTGATGAACGGCTTCACGCGGTTGAGGACGTCGTACCGGTTGTGGCCGATGAGGCGGATTTCCTCGATGGCCATCACGCATTGGCCCTGGGCCCAGCCGGTGAACGCGCCTTCCAGGATGTGGGCGTTGCCCATCCGCACGTTCGGCAATCCCATGGTCGCTGCCAGCAGGAACGCGAAGAACGACTTCCCGTCACCCTGCACACCCTGTAGGAGCGGGGCGTAGTTGACGCGCTTGCCCGGGTTCTGCACCACGAACGCGATCCAGTCCAGCAGCATGCGGCGCTCTTTCGGCTCAACCAACAGGTGACGGATGTGCTGCTTGATCCGCTTGATGTTGGCCAGGTCGATCGGGCGGATGTTATGCGGGCGGGCCGGAACCTGGTTCTCGGGGTAGGTGTTGACCATCGTGGTGTCGTTGTAGATGAAGATCGAGTCGCGGCCAGGCGCGTACATCCGGCCGTTCACCGTCGGGATCTTGTAGACATTCAGGGCCAGGTTCGCCGCGGACGACTGCGCCGGCTTACCCTCGAGGATGTCTTTCTTCGTCATCGAGAACCGATCGTTGATCGCGTTGAAACCCTGGACGGTCACGGCATACTTGGCTTCGGTGTGATAGAAGCGGTCGTCGGTCGAGTCGTACACCCAGTTTCGGCACCACTTCGGCATGTCCTTCGTGTTGATCTCGAAGGCGATCGTCTTCTTCACGTCGGCCAGCGGGACCTTGGCACCGCTCAACACCTGCAGGCGATCGCGCGCAACTTCGGCAAGGCCGGCCCGGGTCAGGTGGTCGATCTCAGCAGAACGAGCCTCCTTTGCCGCTTCGTTCCATTCCGCCCGGTCTTTGGCCAGGGCGAACTTGTTGCGCAGATCCGCCGCGGTCTCGAGCGCCTTGCTTTCGGCGGCATCCTTTGCGAGTTTCAGGATCAGCCGCGCGGTGACCGGCGCCCGGCGCTTGTCCTCGATGTCGAAGGTCTTCCACTTGCGGTCCAGCGCTTCGCGATCGTAGTTGTTGGCCGACTCAGACCACTCGTGCCACATCTCGCGGCCGATGTCCTCGCCGTCGTACTGGTGGAACAGGCACATGCCGATCTGGAACCAGACGTCGTAATCGTCGTTCCCCGGAACCATCATCAACCGGCGCTGCAGGTCAGGCTGCGACATGTCGATCTTGTGCGAGTCAGCGGCGAACGGGTCGTTGTGGTCGATCTGGCCAGCCGCGGCCTGACGACGAAGAATCGAACCCTGGGCCTCTTTCCAGCCACGCGCCCGCGCCCCGTCCTCGAACAAGTCGATGAGCTCTTGCGCCTTGGTCTGATCGAAGCGCGGCAGATCCGAAGCCTCAACCGTGGTCGGCTGCTCGGGCGTGATCCACTTATATGGACGATTCGTGTCCTTGTGGATGTGGTACGCCACGAACTGCTGGCCGTCACCGAGGATCTCGATGCGGCAGCGGTCGCCCCACTCATCAATAAAGGTTCGTGAGGTGATTTTCGGGAACGGCGTGCTGGTGCGGTAAAGCATCAGGCGCTTCGGCGCGTTGCCCACACGAACCGGCGATGGCCCCCAAAGCTCAATCGCCTTTTCCTGCAGTTCAAGCGCAAACTCTTCATCCGGCACGTCAATGTCAACGGCCGGCAGGTTTTTCGTTAGAATGCCGATCCCCTGGCTGCCCCGCCCCGAGGCAAGCCAATTGTCGAGCAGTTTTTGTGTTGAAACCGTCTTCTGCCAGTCGTCATCGACCGGTCCCTTCTTCCCCGCTTCAATTGGAACAATGTTGTATCCATTGGCAATAAGTGTTTCTCCATGCTGCTCGAGATAACCCCCCAATTTCTTACTCCCTGCTATCTCAGGCATAGCGACCTCAAAGGTACTGGAACATTGCGCGGTTGAAGACGGCGTGACCCACGAGGGCCTCGACCGCCAAACCGACCTTGCGTGGCAACTCCCCACGATTGATGCAGTTGGTGATGTGTTGGCCGGCGAACCCGGCTGCAACGCTCAATTTCATGACCGAAGCGTACTGGTTGTGGAAGGCGGCCGCCAAAACAAAGCGGTAACGCAGTTCGCGCTTGGTCCTTTCCTGGTCAGTGATGGTCGGGTCGGTGACCCATGCTGGAAGGTTCATGGTGATGCCTTTATGTAGGTGCTGGTTCAAGCCCGCGAGATTAAACCAACTACAGCGTTTAAATCAATCGAAAAAAGATGTTGACCAAACGTTCTCGATCGGTTTTAATTCACCCCGTCGCCGAGATGCAGTAAGTGTCTCGGGACATAAATTCAGACCTGGAGCTACAAAATGGATCTCAACACTTTCGGCGAAAAACTTGTTGCACAACTGTCCCGCATCGCCAATTCCGCCGAAGCAATCGAAGCTGCAATGAAAGGTGGCAAGGTTGCCGTAGCTGCAACCACCCCTGCTGCAGACGCCAAGAAGCCAACCGCTGCTGAGAAGAAAGCCGCTGCCGACGCCGAAGCTGCTGCCAAGGCTGCTGCATCCGCACCGAAGACCGACCGCCCGACCTTGAACAAGGCGCTGGTAGCGGTGAAGGACACCATCAGCAAAGAAGCTGCCCAGGCCGTGTACCAGCCGTTCGGCTACACCGCGATGTCCAAGATCGAAGAGAAAGACTTCGACGCCGTCCTCGCTGCCGCCAACAAAGAGCTGGAAGACTTCGCCAACAAGACCGGCGCCTACGCTGCCGACGCTTCCGGCGCTGACGACGACCTGTAAGTCTCGTCATGGCTGATCACGGTATCGACCTCGACGCCGTGAGAGCCAAGCTGAATGGGCACAGCATTTTCGCCCCGTCAGCTTCGGCGATGTGGCTTTACTGTTCCGGCTCCTTGATCGCCAACCTTCTTGCCGAAGATGACGCGGGCGAGGATGCCGCATACGGCACAGTCGCTCACGGCGTCGGCGAGATGTGGCTCAAGACCAATGTTAGACCCGATCACCTGGTGGGTCGGGTCGAGCAGGTTGACGAAGGGCACGCGGTGTTCGATATAACCATCGACACCATCATGTTGAACTACGCCGAGCAGTACGTTAACTGGTGCAACTATTTGCCCGGTGACCACTATGTGGAAAAGCGGGTGGACTTCTCGCGGCTAACGCCGATTGAAGGCCAAAGCGGGACCGCCGACCACATCGCGTGTCAGCCAGGCGTGCTGACCATCACCGACTTGAAGATGGGCAAGGGGTTTCAGGTCTTCGCGAAAGGAAACACCCAGGGTTTGCTGTATGCCCTTGGCGCGTACTTCCGTTGGGATCATATGTACCACTTCAAGCGGATCATCATCAGGATTTGCCAGCCACGGCTTGGCCACTTCGATGAATGGGAAGTCAGCGTTGAAGAGCTGCTCGAATTTGCGGACTACGTCATCGAACGGGCCTTTATGGCTTGGGACCCTGACGCGATACGCACGGCCGGCATCAAGCAGTGTCAGTGGTGCAAAGTGAGAGCGTCCTGCACTGAGCGGGCACGCTGGATCTACGAGGTTCTGGATGGGGTCTTTGATGACCTGGCCGAACCGATAAACATGGTGGGTTTCATGACGATGCTCGAAAGCGATGATTTTGGGGTTCAACTTGTACCGGCCCGCGAGCTGTCCATGTCGCAGAAGGTCAAGCTGATCGGCTATCGCAAGTCGATCGAGAACTGGCTCAAGGACATCGAGAACGACATCGAGCGCCACCTTATGGCCGGGAAAGAAGTGCCCGGGCGCAAGTTGGTGGCCGGCAGGGGTAAGCGGGTGTTCCTTGAGAAAGACCCGAAAAAGCTGGCGGAAAACCTGTCGATGATCTCGGGTTTGCCCGAGGAAGAGTTCCTCGAAACTTCGATCCACGGCATCACGAAGATCGAGGAAGTGCTGCAGAACAAGGGCGGTTACCGGGCGAAAGAATTACCCGGCCTGTTCGAAGGATTTTTGCTTAAACTGCCCGGCAAGCCAGTCATGGCCGCCGAGTATGATAAGCGCCCATCCGTCACGCTAGACGACGATGATTGCTTTGAGGCGATCGACGACGGTGACGGGGTCTTCGAGGTGGTGAGCCTCGACGATGATTTGTAAACTCGTAAATCCCTAACTCGTAAATCGGAAAAAGGTAAATCGGATAATGGCTCGTACCATCGTTAAGCAAGTCCCAAACGCAATTCTGTACGACGACGGCTGCATTCGTCTGGATGGTGTGATCGCTTCTTACCCGCACCTGGACAAACCATGGGCGAAAAACCCTACTGACAAGCCGAAGTACAGCCTGACGGGCCTTGCTCCAAAGGAAACCCACGGTGAGGCGAAAGCCTTGATGGTCGAAGTCATCAACTCGCTGCTGGCTGGCGCGAAGATGGGCAAGATCGGCGCCGAGCATAAGTTCGTGCGTAACGGCGACACCGAAGACGGCCCGCTCAAGCCTGAAACCGAAGCTATGTGGATCGTCAAGGCGTCGGAAAACCCGGATCGTCCGCCGAAAGTGCGTAACGAGTTGGCCCGCCTGATGGACTCGGCCGAGATCTTGAAGCGCATCTATGCAGGTGCCGTGGTCAACATGCTGATCCGCCCTTGGGCGCAGAACAACGACTTCGGCAAGAAGATCAACGCCAACCTGATCGCCGTGCAGTTCGTTCGCGACGGCACCCGGATCGGCGAAGCGGCGATCGACGATGACGACGCATGGGATGTGCTGGAACCAGCCGGTGGTGTGGATCAGCTCGACGATGACGAAGATCTGTAAAACCGCATGACCCTTGACCCCTGACACGCTTTGCTCTTTGCGCGTCAGGGGTAACGGCCCGCCTTTTGGTGGGCATTTTTTTGTCAGGAGCAAAACCGATGTGGCAACCCACTGGCCGACCCTTGGCCACGCTCGATATTGAGTGCTTCCGCGACTACTTCCTCGTGATGTTCAGCAAGATCGTCGACGGCAAGAAGATCCGCTTCAAAGGCTTCGAGAAGTATCACGACCACCCCCTGGACTCCCGCGGCGTGGTTTCCGTTCTCAGGTCGTACACCATGGTCACCTTCAACGGCCTGGGCTACGACATGAACATGCTGATGTACGCGCTGACCGGTGTGACCAACAAGCAGCTCAAGGCCGCTTCCGACCACATCATCCAGGGCAACTTGCGCAACTGGCAGTTCGAAGAGCAATACGGCGTCAGCGTCCACCCCTCGATCGACCACGTCGACCTCATGGAAGTGGCCCCGGGCCAAGCCAGCTTGAAGATCTACGGCGGCCGGCTGCACACCCGCCTGATGCAAGACCTTCCCTATCATCACGACGACTACATTTTCAGCGACGTCGAGCCCGGCTTCCCGCTGAGCAGTAGCGCTCGCCGAGAAGTCACCTACAATTATTGCGGCAACGACCACGAGACCACCCAGGATCTCTATCGCGCGCTGGTCAAGCAACTGCGCACCCGCGAAGTCATGTCGCAGCAGTACGGTATCGACCTACGTTCGAAGTCGGATGCGCAGATCGCCGAAGCGGTGATCAAGAGCGAGATCGAGCGCATCACCGGCAAGCGCGTCTGGAAGGCCGACGAAAAGACGAAGAACATGGCCTTCACCTACCAGGTGCCGGACTTCGTTTCGTTCCAGACCCCCGACATGCAGAAGGTTTTGCGCGTCGTGCGTGACACCCTGTTCGTGGTCGAGAACGGCAAAATCCCAATGCCCCCAACCCTCGAAGCCCTGGTCATCACCATGGGCGACTCGCGCTATCAGCTCGGCATCGGCGGCCTGCACTCAACCGAGTCGAGTGTCGCGCACCACGCGGACGAGGATCACGAGCTAAAGGACATCGACGCCCGAAGCTATTACCCGTCGATCATCATTGGCCAGCAGCTCTATCCGAAGCACCTGGGGCCGGCCTTCCTGCAGGTCTACGAACCGATCTACGAAGAGCGCCAGATCTCGACCGGCGAGAAGAAGGAAACCTTCAAAATTATTCTCAACGGGTCCTTCGGCAAGTTCGGGTCGGGCTACTCGATCCTGTTCGCCCCCGAGCTGATGATCCAGACCACGATCACTGGTCAACTGTGCCTGCTGATGCTGATCGAGGCGTTCGAAGAGGAAGGCATCCCGGTCGTGTCGGCCAACACCGACGGCATCGTGACCCGCTGCCCGAAATACCTGCTCAAGCGCGAAGCCAAGCTCATCGCCGAGTGGATGGAGAAGACCGGTTTCGTAATGGAAACAACGCACTACAAGTCAATCTTCTCGCGCGACGTGAACAATTACATCGCGATCAAAACCGACGGCGAAGTGAAGCGCAAAGGCGCCTATGGCAAGCCGGGCCTGTCGAAGAACCCAACGGTCAGCATCTGCACCGAGGCAGCCGTCGAATTCCTCGCGAAAGGCACGCCGATCGAAGAGACCATCGAGTGGTGCCAGGATGTTCGCCAGTTCGTGTCGATCAAGAAGGTGGACGGCGGGGCCCTGCAGGGTGGCGAGATGAAGATCGACGACTGGGTGCGCCGTGATGAACGTCACTGGGTGCGCCAGGCGTGGATTGATGAGGGGCAGAACGACATCTGGCTCGAAAACAAAAAGGTCAAGCTGGTCACCAAGCGGCCGCCACCGGTTACCGTCCAGGTCGACCCGACACCATTGGGCAAGGCCGTCCGGTTCTATTACTCGACCAACTCGCCGGGCCCGATCCGCCGCGCCAAGACTGGGGCGATCGTGGGTGATTCCACCGGGTCGCTGGCCCTGATGACGCTGCCAGACGAGATGCCGATGGACATCGACTATGACTGGTACATCGACAAGACAAGAAGGATTTTGCGCGAGGTTGCCGCCTGATGGCCGTTGACAGATTTGACCGGTTGGCCGAGCTGGCCGACGAGAGCGACATCGAAACAAAGGGCACCGAGTTCGCCGAGCGCCGAGGGTGGTTCGCGGTGAAGCTGATGCGGTGCAACAAGGACTCCATGCCGGATCGCCTGTATCACCGCAAGGGCATGACGCTCTATGTGGAATACAAGAAGCCCGGCGAGGTGCCGACCACCAAGCAGGCCAAGCGGCACCGCGAGTTGCGGGCCCAGGGCATCCCGGTTCACGCCATCGACAACCTCGAGGACGCATATGTCATCTTTCGCTAAGGAATTGGTGCCGTTCACCAAGAAGCGACTGGGCATCGAAGATCTGCACATGTACCAGGACGAGATCGTTGACTTCGTGGTCGACAACCCGTTCTGCGCATTGTTCGTCGACCTGGGCCTGGGCAAGACGATCAGCACAATGACGGCTATGCTGAAATTGGTGTGCGACTTCACTGACACCGGCATCGACACTTGGCTGGTGATCGCGCCATTGCGGGTGGCCAACACCACATGGCCAACAGAAATTGAAGAGTGGTCGCACACCCGCGCCATGTCGATCTCGCACATCCGTGACGAGGACCTGGTCGGAGCGGTGAACGCGGCTGGCCAGGCGGCCCGGCAACTGCTCAAGATGTACGGCGTCACGCACCCGGACGTGGTCGCCCTGATCCGTCGGCATCGCGAGCTCGAGCTACGGCGCCGGGCCAAGACCAAACTCGCCTTGCGCGGCGCCGACATCACCCGCTACGGCAAGCAGCACATCGAAAAGGCCATGCTCAACCCGATCACCCCGGCCGAGCGCAAAATCTACGTCAACGTGAAGCGGGACCAGGCGGCAGCAGCGGCCGTCAGGGCTCACAAGAAGCGCAACCCGGCTTCGATCTACGTCATCAACCGCGAGCAGGTAGAGTTCCTTGTGCGCGCCTGGGGGCACGACTGGCCCTATGACGGCGTGGTGGTCGACGAGTCATCCGCGTTCAAGGATCACCGCACCAAGCGCTGGGGCGCCTTGCGGTTCGCCCGCCAGTACATGAAGCGGATGATCCAGCTCACGGCCACGCCGGCCGCCGAGACCTACGCGCACCTGTTCGGCCAGATCGGTTTGCTCGACCTTGGCCAGCGCCTGGGTTCCACCTACACCGACTTCCTCGCGCGCTACTTCGTCCACAACAAGTACACCCGCGAGGACACGTTGCGGCCCGGCGCCGAAGAAGAGATCGCCAAGGCAATTTCTGACATCTGCCTGACGATGAAGGCCGAAGACTACCTGCCGATGGACGCGCCAACGTTCGTCAACCGGTACGTCGACATGCCGGCTTCGGCGATGGACTTGTACCGCACGATGGAACGCGACGGCCTGGTCACCCTGCAGGGCCGTGAGATCGAGGCCGAGACCGCCGCGTCGATGTCGCAAAAGCTGCTGCAGATCGCGTCGGGCGTGCTGTACGAAACCTATTTGCTCGAGGACATCGACACCGAGGACATGGTCAAGGTCAAGCATGTGCACGAGGTGCATGACCGCAAGATCCAAGACCTCAAGGAGCTGGTCGAGGAAACCGGCGAGCGAATCCTGGTCGCCTACCACTTCAAGTCGTCGCTCGATAAGCTGAAAAAGGCGTTCCCGAAGGCCGTGGTGATGGACAAGGCCGGCAACGCGGTCAAGAAGTGGAACAAAGGCGACATCCCGATCCTGCTGATGCACCCCCAGTCTGGCGCGCACGGGTTGAACCTGCAGAAAGGTGGCCGCTACATCTATTTCTACGACATCCCGTGGTCGCTCGAGCTGTACCTGCAGTTCATTGGCCGACTTCACCGCCAAGGCCAAAAGGATGCGGTTTTTGTCTGCCACGCCGTATCCCGGGGAACGCTCGACGAATATGTGGTCGAGTGCATGATGCGCAAGCAAGATGCTCAAGAGGGGCTGTTTAGACTGCTCAAGAAGCTGCAGAAGAAATGGAAAAAGGCATTGACGGCAGAGTGCCATGATCTATAGAGTGCGATGCGTAGGGCAAGGACGCCCGTTTGTCAAAACCGCTTCGTCGAAAACCTCATTAACTTGTACGTTCTCTATGTAAAGCGGATCGGTTTTGGCAAGCGGGGCCACCAGCCCTTACATCGTGGCCGACTCGCAGGCGAACACGGGAAAACCTGCAACGTTTACTCTCCAGGGGGTTGATGTTGCAGGTTTTTTTTCGCCTGCAGTTTGCCCCGGCACCGGCATGTCGATATGCTCATTGCGTATATCAACAGGGCACCCCGGTGAACCAGCTACTACTCGACTTCGAAAAGCACACCCAGCTCGGCCCGACCTATGCGTCTGAGCTGCTCGGCTTGGCGTACTCGACCTATGCGCAAGTTCGAAGCGGGGCCAGGCCCATGCAAACCTACACGCGCCGTCATCTGCAGGTCATCCACATGCTGAGCCGCAAGGACCTCGACAAATTGATTAAGGAACACGTCCGTGGCCGTTAAGCACATCGACACCAAGATAATGGACGAGGAAACAAAGGGCCTTCTGTTCGAGGGGGCCAGCATCTCGCAACTCGGCAAGCTGTTCGGCATGGACAACCGCACCGTCCAGTCGAAGATCACCGGCATCGAGCCGTGCGGGAAGCGGGCCGGCCACCCGATCTATGCGGTGAAGGACGCCGCCCCGTTCCTCGTTGAGACCCAACTGGACGTGGACGACATCGAGCAGGTCATCACCTACGTTCGAAAGCTCAACCACACCAACCTGCCGAAGATGCTGACCAAAGAGTTTTGGGCGGCGATGACGGCGAAGCAGAAATTCGAGGAAAACGCCGGGGACTTGTGGCGCACCGACAAGGTGTCGGAGGTATTCGCCGATCTGGTGAAGGCCGTGCGCATACCCCTGGTACTGGCCAACGACACGATCGCAAACGAGATGGAATTGAGCGAAGCCCAGCAGAAGGCGCTCACCCACATCATCGACGGACTACTTGAGGAATTATCTGATGCCGTTGCTAAGCAATTCGGCCCGGGAACGGCTGCTCAACTCGGGGAAGGTGACTTTTAGCAGCCTCAACCAGATCGCCCTGGGCGTTGGGCAGATGTTCAACCCGCCCGAGCGCCTGACCGTTGCCGAATGTGCCGCCAAGTATCGCAAGCTGAATAACCTGGGCTCGTACACCGGCCCGTGGATCAACGAGAAGGTCGCCTACATCGTTGAGCCGATGGACACGCTCGACTCGCGCTTCTATGACGCCGTGGTGTTCGTGGGGCCGGCCCAGTCGGGCAAGACCGACGCCCTGATCCTCAACTGGACGCTCTACAGCGTGAAGTCGAGCCCGATGGACCTGACGATCTACAACCCGACTACGGCAGCGGCTCGCGACTTCTCGATGCGACGGGTCGACCGTCTGGTGCGAACCAGCTCGGTGATCAAGGATCTGCTGGTGAAGCGCCGGGACGCGGACAACAAGTTCGACAAGCACTTCACCAACGGCATGATGCTGACCCTGAGCTGGCCGTCGGTGTCGGAGATGTCGGGTAAGCCGATCCCCCGCGTGGCGCTGACCGACTACGACCGCATGGACGACGACATCGAGGGGGACGGCAACGCCTTCGACCTGGCGGCCAAGCGGACCACCACGTTCGGCTCGTTCAAGATGGCGCTGGCCGAGAGCTCGCCGTCGAAACCGATCCTTGACCCGCGCTACATCACCAAGGGCCACGAGGCGCCACCGGCCGAAGGCATCCTGGCGCTGTACAACCGCGGCGATCGGCGCCGATGGTACTGGCCTTGCCTGCACTGCAATCACTACTTCGAGGGTCGCTTCTCGATGCTGCGCTACGACACGTTTGACAAAGCCACGGGTGAGGTCTATGACCCGGTGACCGCGTCGGAGACCGTGCGCCTCGAGTGCCCCAAGTGCCTGCACCTGATCCACCCCGATGAGCGTCACGAGATGCAGCAGTGGGGCATGTGGGTCAAGGATGGGGAGATGGTCAACAAGAAGGGCCAGCGCTACGGCAACGGCCGCCGCACGAAGACCGCGAGCTTCTGGCTCAACGGCATGGCCGCCTCGTTCACCACTTGGCCGGGCCTGGTCCGGACCTACATCACTGCAGAAGAAGAGTACGCCAGCACCAACAGCGAAGAGGCGCTCAAGAAGTTCTACAACACCGACCTGGGCGAACCGTACCTACCGAAAGCGATCGGCGATGACCGCCTACCCGAGCATCTGGCCGCCCGCGCCGAACCGCTGCAGGAAAAGCAGGTCCCCATCGGCGTGCGGTTCCTCGTGGCCAACATCGACGTCCAGAAGAACATGTTCGTGGTGCAGGTCCACGGGATCGCGCCGGGCCGGCCCTTCGACATGGTGCTGATCGACCGCTTCCAGATCCGCCAGTCCAACCGCGTCGGCGATGACGATGAAAAGCTATGGGTCAAGCCGGCCACCTATCTCGAGGATTGGGATCTGCTGATCGAGCAGGTGCTGGAACGGACTTATGAGCTGGGCGACGGCACCAAGCGGCGGATGGCGATCAAGATGACCACCTGCGACTCGGGTGGCTACTCGAAGGAGAAGGGCCAGTCGGTTACGGCCATGTCCTACGACTTCTACCGCAACGTGCGCAAGCTCGGCATCCAGGGTCGCTTCCATCTGGTCAAGGGTGATTCCAAGCCCGGCATCCCGCGTGCCCGCATCACTCACCCCGATGCCCAGCAGCGCGACAAGAACGCGACAGCGCGCGGCGACGTGCCGGTGCTGATGCTCAACTCGAACGTCCTCAAGGACATGCTGCACGCCCGCCTGGACTCGCTCGAGCCCGGCAAAGGCATGTACCGAATCCCGAACTGGCTGCCGGATTGGTGGTATCAGGAAATGTGCGCCGAAACCCGCACACCGAAAGGTTGGGAAAAACGGCAGCACGCCAACAACGAAGCGTGGGACTTGTCGTACTATTGCATCGGGGTTTGCGTGTCGCCGCTCATGCTGGTTGAGAAAATGGACTGGACCAACCCGCCGAAGTGGGCGGCCGAATGGGATCAAAACATCCTCATCAGTGCAGCGGATCAGCCAAAGCGGTTTGCGCAACCGACACCAAAAAATTACGACTTTTCCAAACTAGCCGAGGCGATGGCATGAACTGCACAGGAATTACACAAGAGTTGCTTCTCGAGATGAGGACCGACTACCGCGATCTGATCTCGGGCAACAAGGCTCGCGTGATCGTCGACCAGAACGGCGAGCGTGTTGAGTTCACCGCGGCTAACGCCCCGCGACTGTATGCGCTGATCCAAGAGGCCGAAGCGTGCCTCAATCCGTCGACGCCGACGCGCGCACACCGCCCGATGGGGTTCTATTTCTGATGGCGCGCACAGCGAAGAAACCCGAGATCATCGTGGCCGACGCCACCCCAGTTAACCAGCAAGCGCTCGGCGGGGGCCTTGAGGGGGCCAGCAAGCTCGAGCGTGAGACCGCATTGTGGACGCCGTCAATGTCGTCGCCCGACCAGATCATCAACCCGGGCAAGGACATGGCAGACGCCCGTGGCCGTGACATCGTCCAGAACGACGGTTATGCGACCGGCGCCGTGGCACTGCACCGCGACAACATCGTGGGGGCGCAGTACCGCCTCAACGCCAAGCCGAACATCACTGCCCTGGGTGTCACCGAAGAGTGGGCCGAACAGTTCCAGCTCATCGTTGAGGCTCGCTTCAACAACCTGGCCGACTCTCAAGACTGCTGGTTCGACGCCTCGCGCAAGAACACGCTGACCGGCCTGGTGCGCCTCGCCGTCGGCGGCTTCCTGATGTCGGGCGAAGTGTTGGCCACGGCCGAGTGGATCAAGGAATACCGGCGCCCATTCAGCACCGCCATCCAGATGATCAGCCCGAGCCGTCTGAGCAACCCCGACAACATCATGGACTCGCAGAATCTGCGCAAAGGCATGGTGCTGGACTTCCGTGGGCGCTGCACCGCGTACCACATCCGCAACGGCTACTCGGATGACCCATACGGGTTCGTCTACACCTGGACCAAGGTGCCTGCCGAAAAGCCGTGGGGCCGCAAGCTGGTGTGCCACATCGTCGAGCAGTTGATGCCCGAGCAGAACCGTGGCATCGCCGACATGGTCGCCGTCCTCAAACAGATGAAGATGACCAAGAAGTTCCAGGACATCACACTGCAGCAGGCCGTCGTGGCCGCAACCTACGCTGCCGCGATCGAGTCGGAACTGCCACCGGGCATGGTCTTCGAACAAATGGGCGGCGGCGCGGGGAACCCCGAGGCGCTGGGCGCGTACATCGGCAACTACATGGAGATGATGGGCAGCTACCTCGATGCCTCGAAGAACATCGCCATCGACGGCGTGAAGATGCCGCACCTGTTCCCCGGCACCAAGCTCAACATCAAGTCGCTGGGCGCCCCGGGCGGCGTGGGTGACGGCTACGAGCGATCGCTGCTGCGCCACACCGCGTCGGCGCTGGGCCTGTCCTACGAGCAGTTTTCGCGGGACTACAGCAATACGAACTACAGCTCGGCACGCGCCTCGATGGGCGAGACCTGGAAGTTCATGTCATCGCGCAAAAAGATGGTGGCTGACCGGGTCGCATCGTTCATCTATCAGCTTTGGCTTGAAGAGGAATGGAACGCCGGCCGCATCCCGCTTCCAGAAGGCAAAAACCTGTCGTGGTTCTACGAGCCAGGCGTCAAGGATGCGATCTGTTCGGCGACGTGGATTGGTGCCAGCCGTGGTCAGATTGATGAGTTGAAAGAGACACAAGCTGCTATCCTGCGCATCAATTCGGGCCTATCCACCTACGAGAAAGAAATCGCTCGGCTTGGTGAGGATTTCCGCGAAGTGTTTATGCAGCGTTCCCGCGAAATGAAACTTGCGAAAACGCTTGGTTTAGACTTCACGATGGCCGCCGAAAAAAGTACCAGCGGGGCAAGCAGTCAGGGCACGCTAAAGGACAAAGGCGGCAACGCCGAGAACAATGATGACGAGGATCTGTAATGCCCACACCACTCGCCCTTGCACGGCAGATTGCCAACCGGGTTAACCTCAATCCGGTGATGATCGCGCCCCAGGCCGACTTCGCCGCGGACCTGATTCAACTGTCCAACAGCAGCACCGCCGACGAAAGCGCGCGCGTGATCGAAAGCCGCATGGATCTGGTCGCCATGTACGGGATCGACGGCTACGCCGAGAAGCCGTTCGCCTTCGGCAACGGCATCGCGGTGATCCCGATTCACGGCAGCCTGATCAACCGGTTCACCCGTAGCTGGGGTTACGTCACCGGCTACAACTTCATCCAGAACCAGTTGCGCGCCGCGCTCGACGACGACGACGTGAAGGGCATCATCTTCGACTGCAACAGCCCAGGCGGCGAAGTCAACGGCCTGTTCGAGACCGCTGACGAGATCTACCTGTCGCGCGGCAAGAAGCCGATGGTGGCCATGATCGACACCGCGTCGTATTCGGCCTGCTACGCGCTGGCCAGTTCCTGCGACAAAATGATCCTCACCCCGAGCGGCGGCGTTGGCTCGATCGGCGCCATGTGCCTTCACGTCAGCTTCGAAGAGTTGCTCACGAAGAACGGCATCAAGGTCACCCCGATCTACTCGGGATCGCACAAAGTCGACGGCACCCCGTACAAGGATCTGCCGGAAAGCGTGCGCGCTGAAATCCAGATCGCGGTTGATGCGTCACGCGATAGTTTCGTTTCGCTGGTTTCGCGCAACCTCGGGATTGAAGAACAGGTTATATTCGCCACCGAGGCCGCGTGCTACCGCGCTACCGAAGCATTGTCGATGGGTCTGGTGCACGAAGTGCTGACCCCGTCGCAAGCTGCAATCAAATTACTAAACGAGCTCAACGGCTCACCCGAAACCGAGGACGATGACATGACACCAGAACAACAAGCCGCTGCCGCCGCACTGAGCGCCGCTGCACCTGCCGCACCTGTTGTCGCTGCAGCCCCTGTTGTTGCTGCTGCGCCTGCCGTGGCCGCTGCTGCACCGGATGCCGCCGCACTGCAGAAAGCCGAACGCGAACGCTGCCTGGCAATCACCGGCTGCGCCGAAGCCAAGGGCAAAGAAACCCTGGCCAGTCACATCGCGTTCAACACCAACATGACCGCCGAAGAAGCCAAAGGCATGCTGGCCGCCGCACCGATCGGCACTGCTGCTGCTGCTGCCGCCCCTGCCGCACCGGTTGTTGCTGCAGCCCCTGCAGTGGCCGCCACCTTCCAGCAAGCCATGGATAATGGCCAGCAACCGAACGTGGGCGCCGACGTAACTGTCATCCCGGGCCAAGAAGCTGCCAACCAAGGCAACGTACTGCTGGCGTCCTACGCTGCCGCTACTGGCAAGCAGCTCGCCTAACCTTTAAGCTGCGCATCTGTAAGCACTTTTTTCCTTGGGGGAATCGCAATGAGCAATGACATCGCAGGCGGTCGCACCGTTCTCGGCAGCACCGCCCCGGTACAACTTTTCGCTGGTGAAGCTCCAATCGTCACCAACGATTACGAGCTGACCACCAACGTGGCCAAGTATCAGGTTTGCCGCCTGGACGCTGCGGGCAAGCAAGTCGCGGTTGACGCGGTCGACGCTGTTGGTTTCGTAATCGCCAGCCAAGCCGGTGTGATCGGTGACCGCATCGCCTTCTTCGAGGGTGGCTTCTTCAACCACGAAGCCTTGAATGGCTGGCCTGCAGGTTCCACCACGTTCGAACAACGCCGTGCCCTTGTGGGTCCAAACGGCTCTCTGAAAATCGGCCGACTGGTCAACTAAAACCAAAATCTTTTCGGCCGCTTGGTCACCCGACCACGCCGTTGACCCAATGGAGAAATATACATGGGACCGTTTGACCTGATTACCCTGCTCGGCGTGCTTCGCGTTACCAAGACGCTGCCTGCCTTCTGGCTGCAGTTCTTCCCCGATGAGATGACCTTCCAGACCGAATCCATCGCCATGGACGAGATCAGCGAAGACTACCGCCGCATGGCGCCATTCGTTGCCCCGAACGTCCAAGGTCGCGTGCAGAAGCAGTACGGCTTCCAGACCGTGTCCTACCGCCCGGCTTACGTTAAGCCGAAGGACATCGTCGACCCGAACAACAACTTCTTCACCCGTACTGCAGGTGAGTCGCTGACCACTGGCAGCCTGACCCCTCAACAGCGCTACCAGGCAACCGTGGCCAACCTGCTGGTCGGTCAGAAGATCAAGATCGACAACCGCCTCGAGTGGATGGCGGCCAAGGCGATCCAAGACGGTTCCGTCACCTGCGATGGTGTCGACTACCCGACTGTGACCATCAACTTCAACCGTGACGCCAGCCTGACCCGCGTGCTGACCGGCACTGCCAAGTGGAACAGCACTGCTGCCAACCCGCTGGGCGACATCAAGGCGGCCAACCGTGCTTCCAACGATCTGTGCGGCGCGACCAACCACATGCTGGTGTTCGGTGCCGACGCATTCGATTCGTTCGTTGCGTGGATTCTGGCCAACAACCTGAAACTGATCGACACCAATTATCGTGGCTCGTCCACCAACCTGGCGCTGATCACCAACGGCTTCGACGGTCTGGAATACGCTGGTCGTGTGCAGGGCCTGGCTGGCGGCGCTGGTTTCGACTGCTGGATCTACTCGGCCAAAGTCACCCTCGAAGACGGCACGCAACAAGCGCTGCTGGCCCCTAACAAGGTCATCGGCATCTCGCAAATGGTAAACGGCGTGCAAGCGTTCGGCGCCATCAAGGACAAGAAAGCGGGCCTGCAGGCGATCCGCTACTTCCCGAAAATGTGGGAAGTGGAAGATCCAAGCGTTGAATACATCATGACCCAGTCGGCCCCGCTGCTGGTTCCTCGTGTAACCAACGCCACCTGGTCGCTGACCGTTCAATAACCCCGGTTAATCCGCCGCGCCTTCGGGCGCGGAAATTACTTTCTGCTAGGAGCTTCACATGCCAAAACGTATCCCCCTCGGTTCGATCGGCGTTACCCGCGACGGCAAAACCGTTTACCCGCAAATCGGCACCGAAACTACCGGTGAAGCGTTCGACTTCACCGCGGAAGAACTGGTCGAAATCACCGGTCTGGAAAAAGCCAGCGGCAACCGCCTGGTTCGCAAGCTGATCGTCGAAGGTGACGAGGGTTCTAATACCGAGCCCAAAGCGCCTAAAGCACTGTCCGCGATGAACCTGGAAGAGCTGACCGCCGAAGCCGCTGCACGCAACGTAGTGCTGGGCGAAGCCAAGACCAAAGCCGAGATCCGCGCTGTGATCGAAGCTGCTGCCGAAGCCGAAGAGCTGTAAATGGCCTTCGACTTCGCTGCTGCGAAGACACGCACACGCCGGGCGGTCATGACGACGCTCGGCGTTGATGCGTTGTACAGCGACGACGTCACGGTTGTGCCGGTGCCGATTCGTGCGCGCTGGCACACCAAGATCGAGCGCTTCGGCGCCGATGGTGGTTATGCCGAAGTTATCGAAGGCATCGAGCGCATCGTGCTGAGCATCGACCAGGCCCGCGCCCTAAACGTGAAGCGGACTGGCGTTATCACCTTCCCAACACTCGGCGGCCAATCCGTGACGCTCAGCGCCATGGAACCGAAGGATGGGCCCGTCGAAGAAATATGGGCGGTATCCTCCGAATGATTTCAGTCCTTGCCGACGCATTCAAAGACCTCGAGCAATACTTTGACGGGCTGCCCGGTGTAACTACCACGGCGGCCCGTCTTGCATTGAACGACACCGCGCGCGGGCCGGCCATGAAGTTGGCGCGCATGCAGATGAACAGCGAGATCAACTTCCCCACCGGCTACTTGAACAAGGATCGACTCTACGTCGACAAGCTGGCCACCAACGCGGATCTCGAGGCGGTCATCACCGGCCGGGACCGTGCGACGTCGTTGGCCCGCTTCGCCACCAGCGGCAGCGTCGGCTCGCGTGGCGGCGTCACGGTGTCGGTATCCAAGGGCTCTTCCACCTCGCTCAAGAAAGCCTTCCTCGTGAAGCTGCGCCAAGGCAAGACCATGGACGGGTCGACCTTCAACGTCGGGCTGGCGATCCGCCTGGGCCCCGGGGAAACGATCCAGAACCGCACCAGCACGCACATGACCATGCTCGGCAACAACGTGGCGCTGCTCTACGGCCCATCGGTTGATCAGGTGTTCAAGGCCGTGGCCAGTGACATTGCCCCGAACGTGGCCGACGAGGTGGCGACCGAATTTTTCCGTCAATTCACGAGACTTTCCAATGGCTAACATCCCTTTCCGGTTGGCGGTGCTGCAGGCCCTGACCGCGTTGCTCGAGCAAACCACCGGGAACGATCCTGACGGCCTGCCGCATAACCTGGTGGGTCAAGTGTTCCGCGGCCGCACCGAGTTCGGCGACGAGACCCAACTGCCTGCCCTGTCGATCCTCGAGGCGCCAAACCCTGACATCGGCACGTTCGCCGGGGAAGGCGAGGCGATGCGCGACACCTGGGTGCTGCTGATTCAGGGCTGGGCGAAGGACGACAAGATGAACCCGTCTGACCCGGCCTACTATTTAGCCGCGGCAACCGTCGCACAACTGGGCAAAGTCGTCGCAACCAAGGATGATGGCTCAGGGCGGCCAGCAGACAAGGCGGCCTACAAGCTCGGCGGTTTGATCGACAACCTGCAAGTCGGCCCATATGTTGTCCGGCCGCTTGATAACAAGGCTTCGAGCCGGGCGTTTTTCTATTTACCAATCCGAATTAGCCTTGCGCAGACCATCGCCGAACCGTATCTTTCGGCCTGACTGGCAGCTTCGCTTATCGTTCTACACAAGGAAATCGCTACATGAGAAACCCAGGCGGCAAAAACTACACTCTTGGACGAGGCAAGCTGTACTTTGCCATGTTCCTGGCTGGCACCATGACCCCAGGCCCACAGCGTTACTTCGGTAACACGCCTGAGTTCTCGACTTCCACCGACAGCGAAGAGCTGGAACACTTCGACGCTGACAACGGCATCAACGAGAAGGATGACTCGGTCACCCTGTCGCACACCCGTTCCGGCTCGTTCACTACCGACAACATCAGCCTCGACAACGTGGCCATGATGTACCTCGGTACTTCGGCGACCTACTCGAAGACCTCGGGCACTGCCGTCGTCGAGAAGATCATCGCGAAGAAAGGCCGCTACTACCAGCTCGGCAAGACCGACTCGAACCCGTCGGGCACTCGCCACATCACCAACGTGGTCATCACCGGCCCGGCTGCCGCTGTAACCGTGGTGCCGCTGCTCAACAACGTCGAGCTGGATCTGGAAGCGGCACGCCTGTACATCGAAGTCGATTCCGAGGACTTCGTCGACGGTAGCGAATACACCGTGACCTACGACCAATCGGCCTACACGCAGAACCGCGTGATCAGTTCCTCGCAAGACATCAGCGGCGAGCTGTTCTTCGAAGCCACCAACCCGAAAGGCTTGAAGTTCGACTACACCTGGCCGTATGCCAAGCTCACCCCGAACGGCGACTTCAACCTCAAGTCGGGCGATGACTGGATGACCATTCCGTTCAACGTCGAGTTCTTGAAGAAGTCGGGCATGGAATCGGTGTATATCGCTGATCGCGCAGTGACTGTCGCCCCTTAAAGTAAGGACACTAAATGGCTCTCTCGGATTTCATCCCTGAGCGCCGCCCGGTGTTAGTAAATGGTCAGGCCCTCTTCTCTGTTGAGGGCCTTTCTCTTGAAACGCTGGCGGTTCTCGTAAAGACGCACCTACCCGACCTCGAACACGTCTTTGACATCATCGTCAAGGGCGAGCGGGTTGACGAAACATTCCCCGAACAGTTGATCCGCGTGTCGCTCGGCCTTGCAACTCAGGCCCCGGGCCTCGTGGCCAACATCATTGCCGTGGCCAGCGGCGAACCCATCAACGACGAATTGATCCGCACGGCCCGGCGCTTGCCGTTCCCGGTGCAGGTCGATGCCCTTACCACGATCGGCAGCATGACCTTCGAAGAGGTGGGTGGCGTAAAAAAAGCCGCCGAGTCTCTGATGAGCTTACTCGCGCGCTTGAGGACGAAGCCGCTGATGAGCCAGGCGGAAGCGACGAATCAGATGACTCCTACTTCGTAAGGTTGTACCTGGGCATCCGCCGAGATGTGAGTCTGCTGCTCTCGGAGGGTCACCCATACGCAAGACACTATCGCATCGGTATGATGTGGTCGGAAGCACGCATGGCAAGGCAACGGATCAACGCGAAAACGATCCAGGAAGCGCTTGTACTGCAGTCCGCCATATCCACCGTGATGGGCGGGAACGAGGCGAATCGCCTATTTAAAGACCTGCTCAATAGGATAGAGTCCAGTGACTGACCAAAGCCGCAACGTCGAACTGGTGATCAGGGCCAAAAACCTGAGCAAGAAAACGCTTACCGATGTCCAGAAGGAAATCGAGAGCATCAGCAAGGCCCTGGATGATCAGGTCGACGCCAGCAAGCGCGGGGAAGGTTCACTCAAGGATCTTGAAAAGTCCTATGGGAAACTCGAAGATGCGATGAAGTCGCTGCTGCAACAGCAAGCGGTCATCAAAACCTTCGAGGCCCAACGCGCCCGGCTCGAGGATCTGCAGAAGGCGCAAGCCGCCGCAACGGCCAAGCTGACCGCGCACCAGGAAGCACTCGCCAAAACCGAGAAGGTCACCAAGCGCCAGACCGCGCAGCTCGCCACCTACGAGAAGGCCGTCACCCGCTCGACCGAAGCTGTCGATAAGCAGGCCATCCGCGTGGCCAACGCGGGCAAGGCTGCCGAAGAGCTGGGCGTCGACCTCAACGACCTCGTCGGTTCTCAGGATCGCGTCCTCGAGTCCGGCCGCAAGCTCAGCACCCAATACGACAAGCAGGCCGCCGCCGTCGAGAACTTCGCGATCGAGGCGAAGCTGGCCGCGACTGCGAGCAAAGAGTTCCAGGCTGCCGCCGACTTCACCAAGGCCGCCGAGCGCGCTGCCGAGTTGAACCGTGCCGGGCAATACGTGCAGTTCTGGACCGAGCAGCTCGACAAGATGGACGCGGCCCAGCGTCGTGCCAGCAATTCCGAAGCTCTCAACCTGATGGCCGATCGTGCCATTGCCGCCGCGCGTGGCTATCGAACCCTCGGTGATGCCAGCAAGAAGCTGATCCAAGAGAACGACAAGGTCGGCAAGTCGCTACGCGAGATCCTCGACCCGGCTGCAGCAGCGCGCAGTTCGTTGGGTGGCGTCGAGGAAGAGATCCGCCAAGTCAACCAGGCGGCGATCTCGGCGGCCGGCCCCATCACCGATTACCGGGCCCAGGTGCAGGCGCTCGCCGCCACGAACAAAGCACTGGCCGCCCAGGGTTCGGGCATCGACCTGTTCCAGCGCCAAGTCACCGCATTGCGTGAGGCCCGCGCCGAGTTCGTGAAGAACCGCACAGCGCTGACGCAGTACGCGGCCACGGTGCGAGAAGCCGAAGCCCCGACCGCTGAGATGGCGGCCGAGCTGAAACGCCTAGAATCGGCGCTGGCGAGCTCTGCCGCGTCGTACCGTACCCAAGCGGCGGCCGCGCGCACCACGCAAACCACCCTGCGCGAAGGCGGCATCGCCACCAACGACTTGGCCGGCGCGCAAGCCCGCCTGGTTACCGCCGCCAAGGGCAGCACCCAGGCGCTGGCCAACCTCAACACCGCCGCCGAGAAATACGGCACCTCGGTGAAGAAGGCCGAAGACAACACCAGCTCGTTCGAGAACAACGGCCGCACCGCCCTGTCGTTCGTGCAGCGGCTTCGCGGTGAGGTGCTGGCCCTGGCGGCGGCCTATGTTGGTCTGCAGGGCGGCATCGGGCTTGCCAACGACTCGCTCAACGCCAGCAACTCGAAGCGCGCGATCCAGAACCAGTTGGCCCTGACCGTGGGCGATGACCCTGCGAAGATCGCCAAGGAATACGCCTACATCCGCGCCCAGGCCGATCGCATCGGTGTGTCGTTCGAAGCCGCGGCGAAGGGTTACGCGAAGTTCGCGGCTGCCGCATCGCTGGCCGGTCGGAGCATCGAAGAGATCCGTTATGTATCCGAGGCATTCCAGGAGGTCGGCGTGGTCGCCGGGCTCACGGCTGACGACATGGGCGGCGTGTTCAAGGCGCTCGAGCAGATCTATTCCAAGGGCAAGATCCAAGCGGAAGAGTTGCGTGGCCAGCTCGGTGACCGGCTGTTCGGTGCGTTCGAGATCGCGGCCAAGGCGTTGAAGGATCAGTTCCCCGACCTCGACAAAGCGATGCAGAAGGGTTTGATCACCAGCGAGCAGTTGCTGGCCATCGCCGAGGAATACCGCAAGACTGTGGCCAACCGGCTGCCGACGTCGATGGAATCCCTGACCGCGAACCAGAACCGCCTCAACAGCGCGTTCTTCGACTTCAAGGTGCTGATCGCCGATAGCGGCTTCGCCACCGAATACGAGAAGCTGGTCATCAAGCTGAGCGCCTTCCTGCGCAGTGACGACGGCACCAAGCTCGCGCAGAACTTGAGCAAAGCGTTTGCCGCCATCTCGACCGGCCTGACCTTCCTGCTCGACCACCTCGACGAGTTAACCCTAGCGCTCGAGCTGGCGTTCGGCATCAAGGCGCTGTCGCTGGTGGCCGGCCTTGCCAGCACGATCACCACCAAGCTGATCCCGGCACTGGCCTTGGCCCAGGCCGAGTTGCTCGCGACCGGTGTTGCCGGTGCCAGCGCCGCCACGGTGATCACAACCGCCTTCGCCGCCGTCGTGGCCCTGTTCGCTGGCTGGAAGATCGGCGAGTACCTGTATGACCAGTTCGACATCGCTAAGCGGGCCGGCATCAGCATGGCCGAAGTCCTCAAGGGCCTGACGGTGCAACTGACCTACGCCTTCAATGCGTTCGCCACCAGCATCGGCGGCAACCTGAAAGGCGCGTTCAACGATGCACTCAACTACCTGAAAGACGGGTTTGACGGCGTCCTCGATGTGCTGGCCAAGGGTGCCGAAGCTGTCGGGAAGAACGACATCGCGGCGAGTATCCGCAAAGGGATGACCGACGGGACCCGGGCCGGCGCCACGGACATCAAGGGCGAACTCGCGAAGCTGAAAAAAGAGTTCGAAGACGAGATGGAGCTCAACACCAACATGTTCGCGCTGCAGCGGGCAAACGTCGGTAAGGACCGCGTCAACTACCCGAACCCGGCGAACCCGGATCAAAGCGGCCCGACCGGCAAGCCGACCCTGAAACCGAAGCCCGCCGACCCGGATGCCGACGCCGCGGCCCAAGAGAAGCTGGTCAAGAAGCGCATCAGCCTGGCCGATCAGTTGACCCGCGCCCTGGAAGGTGCCGAGGCGAAGATCCAGAAGAACGAAAAGGACTCGCTCGAATCGCGGTTGATGGCGATCGATACCGAGTATGCGAAGATTTTCCGCAAGATCGACGAGCTGGCCAAGCTGCCTGGTGGCAAGGCCGGCGCCGATACCATGCGCACCCAGCTCGGGCTTTATGTGAGCCTGCTGAAAGAGCAAGAGCGCGTGAAGTTCGCCATGGAAGAGCAGAAGAAGACCCTGGCCGACATCAAGGATTCCGAAACGCGGATCAACGAGCTGATCGCCCTGCGCACCCAGCTCCTGCAGAACGTCGAAGCGCAACGCAAGATGGGTGGGCTCACCGACCAGGAAGCCAAGGAGCAGGTCGCAACGATCGACGCCAACTATGTGCCTCAGATCAACGCGGCCACCCAAGCCACGCTGCAGCTCGCCGAAGCCAACAAGGCGGCGTTCGGTGACACGCTGGCCTACGACAACTTCATCGCCAAGCTGAATGCCATCCCGGCATCGCTAAAGCAGGTGCGCAACGAGCTGATCACCACGGCCCAGGTCAACGACAAGATCGCGGGCGGAATGGCCGATGCGTTCGGTGACTTCGTGAGTGCGGCGGCCCAGGGCGAGAACGCCATCGAGGCATTGCGCGATAGCTTCCTGCAGTTCGCCGCGGACTTCCTGAAAGAGATCGCGATGATGATTGTTAAGCAGATCATCCTCAACCTTCTGCAGAACAGCAGCATCGGCGGATTCATCAGCGGCGGCGTCAATGGGGTGGCCGGTGGTGCGTCGGGTGGCGGCAGCTCGGTGCAGGCGTCACAGCGTCACAGCGGCGGTATGGCGGGTGGTGCCGGTGTGACCCGTTCGGCCAACGCGGATTGGTTCAACAACGCCCCGAGCTACGGCGATCAAGGTATCATCGGCTTGAAGGCCAACGAGTACCCGACGATCCTGAAAAAGAACGAGGAAGTGTTGAGCGAGAGCAACCCGCGCAACATGATCAACGGGGGCGGCGACGGTGCTGCAGCGCCATCAGGCGGCAACATGACGGTGATCAACCAGATTGATTCGCTGTCGGTGGTCGAAGCTGGACTCAGCACCCCGGCCGGTGACAAAGTATTCATGAACCGAATCCGAGCGAACAAAAGCTCGATCAAATCAATGCTGACATAAAGAGAAACCGGATGACCAACTCTGCCTTGATCACCTCGCAAGGGTTGGTCGTTCATCAGTACAACGACATCGAACCGCTTGGCGCACTGTATCCGGCTTCGGCCGGACTGGCCGCCGATCAACTGCACTACATCACCGGCATGATCCGCGCCTACCAGCTAACCGGCAGCGCCGACGCGCGGAGTCAGGCGGAAGCCGCGCTCTACGGTCTGCTCACCTACATCTTCCGCGGTGCCGAAGGTCAGGAAGCCGTATCGCTAACCAACACTTTCAGCCCGCACAACATGTTCGCCGTGAAGTCGCCATTCAACTCGGCGTCGATCCACTACGGCGACCTGTATTCCTTCACCAACGGCGAGACCCTCATCAGTGGGGCGACCGGCGACTTGGTGGTCCGCGTGTTTAGCGCGCGAAGCCTCGATTCGGTGTTGGCGTTCCAGAACCCATACGCGCCGCTGTTAGTCGGGACCTCCTACCCTATCTTCGAGTATCACCACGAAACAGGTGTTGGCGTGCGCGTGAAGCTGACCAGCGGCTACAACGGCAACCTGTATCTGATGTTCTCGACGCGCAACGGGCCGGTGATCGACATGGCCGGCGCGTTCGACAATTACCCCGACTGGCGCACCCTCGACAACAACCAGGTGATCACATCGGGCGATCTGTACCTGGCCGCCTACGAGGCGCTATCTCAGGCCAATGCCGTGTTCGGCGGGGATACTTGGGGCCTTGCCGCCACACGGGTTCGCGAGCAATTCGGATTGGTCACCGAGTTCGTGGCTGACGCGACGGCATACAGCCCGGGTATCGTGCCCAACCAGGTGAACTTCGGCGGTACTCCCACGTCGCTACTCGGCATGCGCGGCCCGGCCTACATTGGCATGCAGACGCCGTCGCTATTCCTGTCCAACAGCCGGGTCGACGGCTACACGAAGAACGTCGCGTTGCTGGCTGCCGCCCAAACCGCCTGGCGCACAATGACCGGTCAGCCAAACCTTGGGCCGTTCGTGCCGGTTTACCACCTGACCAATGAGGGGATGATCCAGTACGGGCCGGCCGGAACCTTCGACTGGGCGGGTGTCGACAGCACCGTGTTGTCGGGTGTCTACCAATACCGCCCGATCCTCGACCTGCTAACACTGGCCAGCCGCTTGGTCGTTGGTGACGCCGTGCGCAACTCGGCTATCGCCATCGCGACAAACCAGCTCAAGTGGTTGGCCATGGACAACATCTGGCATCCGATGTGGGCACCGTTCTCCGACGACTTCGCCGGCTACATCGAGCGGTCGTGCGCGCTGGACTGGAAGCCCTTCTCGATGGCCCACGTTGACCAGTTCGCCGTCTTCACGAACATGGGCTCGGCGCTGGACTACGACGTCGGCGATGTCGCCCATCCGATGCTGACCCAAGCCAAGCGCTACAGCCACCCGCTGTTCTCGATCCCGATCGACTGGCCGCAACGCCCACCGCTCGGCCCGCCCACCGACTTCCCGCAAGGCGCTGCGCAGATCAACCGACCAGATCCGCACATGGCGGCGATGATCATGCTCTCGGTGACCAAGCTCGACACACTGCTGCGCCCCCTGGGTGACGCCGACGGCGAGATGATCATTGAGCTTCGCGCGGTGCTGCATAAGTGCATGGCCGTGCTGGCCGTGATGTGGGTCACCGAAGGCGAGATGGTTGGTACTTTCAGCCCTGACCCGGACAACCGCGAGTGGTATGGCGTCTGGCACGGCGAGATCATCGAATGCCTGAGCCGCGTGGCCAGTTGGGCCCGACCGCTTGCCGTTAATCGCCAGTCCATCTATCAGCAGTGCCGATCGTGGGTTCTCGGCATGGTCGAGTGGGCGCGAGTTCACAGCGAAGTCTATCCTGATGCCAAGCACTACCCTTGGACATTTGCCCCGAACTGGCGCTCGGCGATCGTTGAGACCTTCGAGCATTCCACCTCGATCTTCACGTCGTTTAACGGCGCCGAGCAGCGGATCTCGATGCGGGTCAAACCACGACGCGGCCTGTCGATGATGCACACGCTGAAAGGCGACGACGCCCGACGCTACGATGCCGTGCTGCTCGCCAAGCAGAACCAGTTGCTGAGCGTCCCGCAATGGCACCTGTCGAACCGCGTCACCGAGAACGTGATCGCCGGCCAAAGCTACTTCATGATCGACGCCTTGCCGGCCGGGCGCTTCGGCGCTGGTGACTACATCGGTATCGGCGTGGGCAGCGCCCTGCAGTTCGCCACGATCAAGAGCTTCACCGGTTTGCGGGTCAACCTCATGGCCCCACTGGCCGAAGCGGTTCCGTTTGACGCCAAGGTCCTACCGACCGACACCGCCCTGCTCGATCCTCAACAGACGTCGACACGCCGGACCTCGCAAGTCCTCGAGGCGCAGACGACCATGGACATCGTGCCGCAAGAGGATCGCCGCCTACTGCCAGACCTGCCGGCCGAGATGACGTTTACCGTCGGAACCGATACCCGGGAAGTCATCCTGCGCAAGCCGAACCGCCGCGATGCGCTGAGCGTGGGCAACATCTGGACCTACAACAGCACGGCCAGCTACATCAACGGGCCGGTTCGCCCCATCAACGGCGAAGAGCAAGGCAAGCGTTCGATCTCGGGCACCTGGTCGCTCCTTGACAAAGTCCAGATCGAATACTACCTCGGGCTAATCAAGCGCCTGCACGGCAAGCGTTATGCCGCGTGGCTGCCGTCGTGGACCGATGACTTCGTGCCGTCGCGAAACACTTCGTCGAAAGACCGCATCTTCGTCAAGCCCAACGCGCACACCGAGCTGGGCGTGCTGCTCGATCCGACCGTGGGCATTTTCATCACCATGAAGGACGGCACCGTCTACACGGCCAGGGTCACGCAGTTGATCCCGAATATCACCGACATGCAGTTGCGGTTCGACCGTGAGCTGGCCGTTTCGCCACCCATCGCGGACATCAAAATGATCAGTCTGATGTATCGCGTGCGACAAATGAGTGATACTGCGAGCATCCGGTGGCTGACCGATCATGTTGCGGAAACCAACGTCTCGTTCATCTCGGTATTCGACGAACCCATGACGTAGAAGGCCCGCATGACCTACGCCGCAATTGAGCAAAGCACCGACCTCGGTTCTCCGATCACCTTGTTCGAGTTCATATATGGGGACTCGAGCGAGGACGTTTACCGGTACGCCACTACTGTCGATACGATCGTGGCGGCCGGGCGGATATGGGAGCCGTTCAACATCAGTCATTCGGCCATCGTTAGCTCGGGATCACTTGACCGTGCTGAGCTAACCGTGACGATGCCGTCTGATACGCCGCTATCCGACATCTTCATGATCACCCCGCCGAGCCGACAACTGCTGCTTAATATCTGGCGGGGACACGCGCTTACCGGTGAGGCGAAACTCGACGACTTCACGCGGATATGGGCTGGTCGGGTGCTGTCGCCGAACTGGACTGAGTCGGGGCTAGAGCTGAGCTGTGAAGCGATCGCCACATCCCTAAAGCGCATCGGCCTGCGCCGCTATTACCAATACGGCTGCGCGCACGTCCTTTACGGCAACGCCTGCAAAATGGTGGAAGCCGACAACACCGCCTATGGCTATGTGGGGCCGCTGGTTAACGCGCAAGTCGTGGACATGGCAATCACCGCATTCCCTGCAGGCTTCGAACCCGCGCGCCTCGTCGGCGGTACGTTCAACTACGCCTATGAAAGTCCGCGCAGATCGCTACGCACCATCACCAGCGTGTCGGTTGTCGGGGCCTTTTACCGACTGGTGTTGATGTCTGCCATCTCGAACCTCGAGCCCGGAATCACAGCGACGGCGTCCTACGGTTGCAAGCACAACTGGACGGCTTGCCAACAGTTCGGCAACACGGTCAACTACGGCGGTTGCCCGAGTATCCCGACAAAAGACCCGTACCGCTCCAACACGTTCTGAGGATCACCCATGTGGATTCAAATCGGCATTGCCGTAGCGATGATGATCGTATCAGCGATTATCTCCTACGCGATGATGCCCAAGCCCAAGAGGGGCCAACCACCAGCCGCGCAGACGGTAACCAGCCCCCAGCTTGACGCGGGCACCCCGATGCAGGTGGTCTTTGGCAAGATGCGCATCCGCAACCCGAACACGCTGGCTTACGGCGGCGACCGAACCGAGGAAATCAAGAAATGACACAAGGATTGCGCGTTATGCCGGCTGACGTCGTCGCATCGGGTAGCTGCATTGCTGGTGCCCGCCAGTGGTTTGAGGCTTACGGCCTGGACTTCCGCAACTTCATCCGCGACGGCCTGGCTGTTGAGACTCTTCGCGAGCTGGATTGCCCACTGGCCAACCGTGCCTGCGATGCCGCTGAAAAACGTGCGGCCCAGGGTGACGACCAATGAGTGGGGGCGGTTCGAAGAAATCAGTTGTTGGCTACATGTATTACCGCACGATGAACATGGGGTTGTGCCACGGCCCCATCGACGCCTTGCGGTCGGTCTGGATCAAGGATAAGCGAGCGTGGACCGGCAACCTGCGCCGTGGCGTCGACGGTACTTCGAAGAACGGCAGCATCAGTTGGCTCGGCCTGTTCGGCGGCAAGTCGCTCGAGGGCGGTGTGAAGGGGAAATTCGAGGTTGGCTTCGGCGGTCTCGACCAGGTTCTGCTCGGCGTCAACAATGACGGCACCACCCACATCAACGACCAGCTCGCGCTCGGCGTTCTGTTCCCCTACATGCCACCCCGCGGCACGCACTATCGCGGCATGGCCGTGGTGAACTTCTTCGATTTCTACTGGGGCACCAACCCGTATATCAGCGACATCGCCTTCGAGATCGAATCGTACTGGCGTGGCTGGTTCATCGAGAAGTCGGTCATCGGCGTCGACATGAACCCGGCGCACATCATCTACGTCTGCCTGACCAACGACCAGTGGGGGCTCGGTTACAGCCCTGCCCAGCTCGACGACGATTCGTTCCGCGTTGCTGCAGGTAAGCTGTTCGACGAGGGACTCGGCCTATCGCAAGCCTGGTCAGAAACCAGCTCGATCGAGGACTTCATCAATATCATCGCCGACCAGATCGACGCCACGTTCTACTTTAGCCAGAAGACCGGGAAGTGGACCTTGCGGCTGATCCGATCGGGCGATCCGGTGGTGATGGAACTGGGGCCTGAGATCTGCAAACTCGGCAACTTCAACCGTCGCATGTACGGCGAGACCGTGAACGAACTGGTCGTGCGCTGGGTGAACCCGACAACCGAGGAATTCCAGTCGCTGACCGTGCACGATGGAGCCAACATCACCGCCACGGGCCAAACGATCAGCGGCAGCAAGGACTTCCCGGGTGTGCGTTCCGAGTCATTGGCGGCCAGGCTTGGCTTGCGGGATCTGCGCGCGCTCAGTGCGACATTGGCGTCAGGCCAGATCACCGCCAACCGCAAGGCGTGGATTCTCAACCCGGGCGATCTGGTCGACTTCTCATGGCCGGCCCATAACATCGACCGCATCCGCATGCGCGTAGTCGACACGACGCATAACCAAGACACCGCCGAGATCGGCATCAGTTTGGTCGAGGACGTGTTCGGCCAGGCGCTCGCATCGTTCAACGACGACGAGGAAAGCGACTGGGTCGACACCCGCACGCAGCCGACGCAGTTCGACGTCCTGGCGCCGTTCGAGTTGCCGTATTGGTGGGTGTTCCAGGCGCTGTCCGGTGTGGCTCCTGCCGCGGAAGTCAGCTACGGCGCCGTTCTGCCGGTGTCGACCAACGTGGGCGTGCTGTCGGTTGACCTCAACGCGCTGAGCGTGACGCCGAGTGCCTCGATCTACAGCGAGGTGGACATCGCAAACGTAACCCCGTCGGCGCTGCTGTCGGTGGCGCTGACTCGCGGCTTTACGTCCACCACCACGATCCTGACCAGCTCGCTCACCAGCAAGACCCTGATCGAAGTGGACTCGTTCGTTGCCCTGGGCAGCGGTCCTGACGCCGAAATTGCCCGCGTGGTCGATAACATCGGTGGCGGCACCTTCGTGCTGCAGCGTGGCTTGATGGACACCCACCCGCAAGCGTGGCCGATCGGCACCCGGATCTTCTTCATTGGGCGCGAGCAATTCCCGGCCGACCCGACTGCCCGCTCGATGTTCGAGACCGTGAACTACAAGGTGACCATGCAGACCTCGCTGGGCAAAAGCGAAGTCGACGAGGTGCCGCCAACCGTGTTCATGCTCGAAGGGCGACAGGGTCGGCCCTACCCGGTGGCCAACGTCCAGATCGAGGGCTCCTATTGGCCTTCGCTGCTCACGGTAACTGACGGCTATGTGCATGTGACATTCAACACGCGCAACCGGCTGATGCAGAACGGCGACGACCAGATCCTTTGGAACGAGGGTAGCATCCTCACCGAGCCAGGCACCGAGGTGTTGGTGTTCGCCATGCAGGGCGGCCTCGTTGTATCCTCGGTGCTTGTGCCCGACCCGGCAGTGGGTTTCGCCGAGTTGCCGATCACCGGCATTCCGAGCGGCACGACGACAATTGTGGTCCGGACCATCCGTGACGGCCTCGACAACTACCAAGACTTCGCCCATGAACTGACGCTGAGCAACGAATTGCTGAGTGGCTGGGGTGCGGATTGGGGAACTGACTGGGGCGATTAAGCCCCGCAACTAAAAGGGAATCTGCATGGCAGCGTCAACAGGGCCGAACCTCAGTCTTTCGTATGGCTGGACACCTCGAAGCGGCGGCACCCCGGGCGACAGTGGCTGGGGTGACCCGGTCAGCGCCAACTTCAAGAAGCTCGACGCGCTGGTGGGCCTATCGGTTCTCAGCGCAGCAGTTACGGCCCCTGTCGTGACTACTGACGGCACGCGCTACATCGTCCCACCTACAGGGGCGACAGGCGCCTTCGCCGGGAAAGAGAACCAAGTGGCCGTGCGCGTTGCTGGTGCGTGGGAGTTCTATGTACCTGGGCGCGGCTGGCTGGCTGAGAACCAAGCGACAGGCGCCGTGCTGAAATGGGATGGCGCCGCATGGGTCGACGTACTTGCGGCGATCTCGCCCGGCAACAACCTGCTGCCCGACGCCTATAGCTGGGGTGCGGCCACACTGCCCGTCACGCCGGCCACGTCGGGCTATACCGTCATTGCCCAGGCGGTGTCGGCGGCCCTGTCGGCGTGGGGGTTCAAAACGACCACGACCAGTACCGCGACATCCAGCTTCTATATGCTGTCGCCGGCCAACACCGCCACGGGCTGGAACATCGCGTTGGAGCCAGGCGACTACGTCCTGTCGTTCTACGCCTCGTCCCCTTCCGCTGGCCACCGAATCCAAGTCGGCTTTTGGGATGGCGTGGCCAAGCTGAGCCCTGACATCACCCTGACGACAACGCGGACTCGATACAGTGCCGTCATAACGATCACGGCCGCGACCATCGCCTCGATGTATTTCCTGATCAACCGTAGCGGCGTGTCGGGCGTGGACGTAACCATCGACAGCCCGATGTGTTCCAAGCGGGCATCACCCGGTTCGGGCACAACCCCTCCCCCGTTCGCCCCTGGCAACTCGGCAGCCCGTGTCGCGGCGTTGACCCGTGCCACTTCGCTGCAAGTAAACAACCCGGGCGCGGCCACGCTGGTCAACGGCGCCGGCTTCACCAAGATCGCGCTGGGCACCGTCGTCGAGGACACGCGCAACGGTTGGAGCGTGCCGAACAACACCTACACCCCGGCCGAGAGCGGCATGTATCTGGTGCAGGCGATGCTTCGACCAGTTCGTGTCGGCACCGACAACATGCCAATCGACACCAACCTCAAACTGGGTTTTGGATCGGCAGCGGCAGACGGCATCGACGTCGAATGCGACACCTCGAGCGACACCTTGCCGTTCACTATTTCTTTCTGCAAACCGATGCGCCTGGTCGCGGGCACGCCCTACTTCATCTTCGGTAACCACACTGCAGCGGCACCCATCGCTTTCACCTATGGCGAGCTCAAGATCACCAAGATAGGCAGTTAACCGGCACGACGAGCGGTCGTGTGGTGTGTAATATGCACCGCACGACCGGACTGCACATTTGACGGATCTTAAATAAGGAGCTGGCCGCATGGCTGACCAAGATTACCCAAACTTATACGCACTCATGGAGGCGTCTGTTGCGCGTGTCCGTGATGCCGCACTTGCGTATGAGATGACGCTGGGTGGCAGCGAGACGGACATGGTGCCGGTTAACGGCTACCCGAATCAGCCGACCATTGCCGGCCGCGTGGAAGCCTACCTCGACATCCTCGCCACCACGCTCGAATCGGCGGCAATGATCGAGCTTCGCGGACTGATCCAGGCATCCCCACCGGGTTACGCCGCGTTCTCGGTGACGGACAAGTCGGGCTTCGTGCTGATGCAACGCCTGGACGATGGCACGCTCGACAGCACAGGCTTCGCGATCGGCCCCGACGGCGTTAAAACCGCCGCGTACACCACCAGCAAGATCACCGATGCCGCCCTGCGCGTAGTCGACAAGGCCGGATTCATCGGCATGGAGCTGGGCAACGGCGGAAGTTTCCTGGTCCCTGAGACCGGCGAAGGTGTTGCCGACGATCGCGTGGCCAGGCGCAACGCTGAAAACCTGTCGGCATCGCTGGCCGTGCGTGGTGAGTTCAACACCGAGGTGCAACGGCCGACAGCCAAATACAACCACTATCCGTCCTACGGCCAAAGCCTCATGAGCGGCTTCGAGGGTTGGCCGGCACTGTCCAAAACCTCACGCAATGTCGGTGCGCTTATGCTGGGCAACAGCAACCGACCAGCCGGCGCGTCCTCATCGTCCTACACCCCGCTCGGCGGTTCCACGTTGAACCCGCTTGCTGCCGTTGTGCAAAGCATCTCGGGCGCTACGATCCTCACGGATGTCGAAGTCGCGGCCCTGACCCCAGGGGACGGCAACGAAGGCGAGAGCCCTGACGTCGGCGCCATGAACTTCGCGCGCAAGCAGTTCCTGCAATACTTCGGCGTGGCCCAAGACACCAGCCGTTTGTTCGTGACGTCTAACGCCGCCGTGGCCGGTCGCAGCATCGAGCAGTTGAGCAAAGGGGCATCGCCTGAGCTTTACAACCGCTTGATCCAGGCAACCCAAGCCGTCAAGGCTATCGCCGTTGCAGAGTCGGCCAGTTACTGCATCCCTGCGATTTTCTTCATGCAAGGTGAGTACAACTACAACTCGTTCAGCGGCTCGGATACCACGAAGGAAGGCTACAAGTCCAAGCTCAAAGCCCAGTCTGAGTTGTGGAAGTCTGACCTGGCCGTCGGTGTCGCGGGACAAACCGCACCACCTGCGATCATCACCTACCAGACCGGCGCGAGTTATACATCCGACACCAACGACCTGGCCATCGGCATGGCGCAGTGGGAGTTGAGCGAGGAAGAGCGCAACTGGTACATGGCCACGCCGATCTATCCTTACACCGACAAGGGTGGCCACCTGGACCCGAACGGCTATCGCTGGGTTGGTATGCAACTGGGCAAAGTGCTGCACCGGGTATCGACCCTGGGCCAGAACTGGAAGCCACTGTCGCCTCGTGGTATGACCATCGAGGGTCGCGAGATCCTGATCGACTTCCATGTGCCCTGCCCGCCCTTGGTCTTTGCTGACCCGTATGTCATCCTCGCGCCGACGTCGTACACCGACAAAGGATTCCGCGTGCTTGACGCGCTTGGCACCATCGCCATCACCAGTGTGGAAATTGCGGCCGACACGATCGTGCGCATCACACTTGGGCGCGATGTGTCTGGCGCCGTGAAAGTCCAGTACGCCAGCAAGACCGCCAGCAACGGCAACGGAAACCTTCGGGATAGCGACGATACCGTGGCGTCCGAGAACTACGAATACCAAGCAGGCACAGGCCAATACGCGGGCGCAGACATCGCCGCCCTGGTTGGTAAGCCTTACCCTCTTCATAACTGGTGCATCGCGTTCAGCCTTGCTCCAGAAGCCATTTAAGGAGCTTCACACATGGGCGTACAACTACTGGTCGACGGCGACTTCTCCCTGAATAACGTGGGTTTCATCCCGCCTGTTGCGGGGTCGCTTGAATACATGAACTACCTGGGCGGCGATGCGTCGACCCTTGCACGCAACCTGGCCGCCAGCAAACCGTCTGCCGTGGTAACCGGCGCCCCGGTTGTCGGTGCGAACGGCGTGACCTTCACCAACTTGGCCAACTACCTGCGAAGCGCGGCAGAACACACGGCTAACATGACGATTTTTGCCGTGGCTATCCCAACCAACCCTGCCGCCTGGAACCACTTCGTATCCAACTTCGGATCGGCACCGAAGAGCGGACGAGGCGGCACCACGTTCGGCACCAGCGTTGGTGTCAACCCGTCCGGCAAGCTCACCGCAACCGTGGCGTCATACAACGCTTCGACCCTGGCCACGTCCAACTTATCGATCTCCTTGGATACGACCGTAGGCGCACCCGTGGCCGTGAGTCTGGTGCAGGACAACGCTGCGCGCAAAGTGGTATTGAAGAACGAGACCACCGGCCTGTCGGGTGAGGTGGCCCTGGCTGCCGGCTTCGAGTTTGACCTGGCGCAAACCTTCCGCATCGGTTCCACCTACGGCGCGCTGGCCGGCACCGCGGCATTCACCGGCATGTACGCCGCCATTTATGACCGTGTTTTGACAGCCGACGAGTTGGCGAAACTGTACAAATCGGTAAAAGCGTTTTACGCCAACCGTGGTATCACCGTGTAACCTGCGACATAATCCCGGCGTCACGGAAAGGTCGGCCAAGTGCCGGCCTTTTTTGTGCGTGTCAGAAAGGCGGCTATGGTGGCATCATGCCCGCACCGTGAACGGACATTGATAACAGGTGCTAACTGCATGAACGAAGAGGCAAAACTCATGATCGTTTGGGGGTGGCTCGTGATGCTATGGCACGCCATCTACCCCGAGGCCGCGGCCGGCGCCATCACTGGTGGCCTGTTCTTTTGGGCACTGGCTCCCAACATCCCCAAAAAGGACAGGTTCTGGCTGGCCATCGCGTCGATCAGCCTCGGTTATGGGATAGGATTGCCAGCAGCACGGTCTCAGGATTGGGCCGGTTGGGAATGGATCTTTGCCGGCCTGGGCGCAAGTCTCATCCACGTCGTCATCGTTAGCGTCCAAGCGATGGTGAACACAAGCAGCCCGATGCCGCCATGGCTCGATGGTTTTCTACGCCTGGTGCTTCGGATCAAAAACAAAGGAAGCGAAGAATGAATGCTCAGATTCTCCTTAGCCTCGAGTTGATCCTTCACATAGCAACGGTCGTTGTGCTGGGCAGCTACTACAACCCCGACGCGCGCTTCAAGTCAGTGCCAAGCCTCATCGCCGCGGGGCTAATCGCCACGTCGGGGTTGCTGGCTTGGCAGATCCTCAGTCAGTGGCCACGCATGGTCGAGCAAGAACCCCGCCCCCAGCTCACCGCCTTCTTCCTTTTCGTATTTCTCCCGATCGTGTGGTGCAGGGGCGACGTCGCGTTGCTGCTGCACCGTCTTCGTGAGGCTCGCAAGATGGCCAGTTGGCCGTGGAAGTAAACCCTGGACGTTGAGGTAATGAATGGAAAGTAAGACTCTAGCTGCAGCGATGGGAATCCCACAGGCCCGGGCAGATAAATGGGCACCGGCCATCACAAGCGGCATGGAATGGGGCCAGATCAATAACCGGCTACGCATCTGTAGCTTCCTCGCTCAAATCGGCCACGAGAGTGAAGGCTTGGTCTACTCGGCCGAGCTGGGTGGCGACAAGTACCTTTCGAAGTACGACACCGGCACGCTGGCCAAGCGGTTGGGCAACACGGCGGCAGCAGACGGTGACGGCCAGCTCTACAAGGGCCGCGGGCTGATTCAGGTTACCGGCCGGGCCAATTACGCTTCCTGCAGTAAAGCACTGTTCGGCGATGAGCGCCTGCTACGCAAGCCCGATTTGCTCGAGCAACCCGAGTGGGCGGTGAAGTCGGCCGTCTGGTTCTGGAACAGCCGCAAGCTCAACGAGCTGGCCGATGCCGGTGACTTCGAGCGCATCACCCTCAAGGTGAACGGCGGGCTCAACGGGTTCGAGGATCGCCAGATACGTTACCGCCGTGCCCTGTCGGTGATCCAGTGATCGACATCCGTGGATTCGCGATCGCCCTGACCATCGGTGTGTTGGTTGGGTCGATCGGCGCCTGGCACCAGCGCGGTGTTCAAGCCGATCGGGATCTTCTTGCCCTGCGCGGCACCTTCGACAAGGCCGTGATCGCTGCCCAGGATGACGCCCGAGCCGAAGAGCGCCGACTGCAGACAACCACCAACCAGATAGCCCAGGAGGCACGCAAGGATGTTCAACAGATCGACGAGGCTGCTGGCGTGGCCAGCGCTGTTACTGGTGGGCTGCAGCGTGCGGCCGGTGTGTACGCCAGTGCCGCCACCTGCGATACCGGCGTTGCCCGGCGAGGCGAGGCAGCAACCAAGGCCGCCATGGTGTTATCCGACATGCTTGGAGTATGTGCAGAAACAACAAAGCGGATGGCTGAAAGCGCTGACCGCGCCTTCCTCGCCGGACGGACCTGCGAACGAATCGTCGACACCCTTCGCGGTCACACCGAATAGATGAGCTTGGTGGTGTGGCCACCTGCAGTTATCAGCACTTCAAACGGGGGCTTCGGGTCCCCCACTCCCTTCCTGGTCAGGATCTGGCGACAAAGCGCGTTGAACCGCTCAGTCACATTCGGGGCTGACGAATCAAGCAGGTTGTTGATCAACCGCAACTCCCTCTTGTCCAACTCAATCTTCTCATTGCGCATCACGATCACTCCCCATGGTCTTGGATTGCTTGAATTTGTTTCTTTTGGGCGCCGCCGTGCTAAAGATCACTGGCAGGCCAGCCCCTCAAAAATGCCTCAAAAATGACGGGCATTTAAGATGATTTCTTGCCTCATGTTACGGATTTCTCCCGCATCACTACCAGCAGGCATCACGAACTTTCGGGGGTTGGTGTCGCCGCGTCCCCGGCCCTTCTCGGCGTCCGTCAGTGGCGGGTTTTGAGGCAGTGACGGCGCCCTTGGCTGGCTTAGATAGCACCGCCCTGTCATTGCCTTCTCGACCCTTTCGGGTTCGCGCCTACTGGCCATACCGGCCGCCCTGAGAAGATCCCCGTGATAGGCGGCTATACGTTCCCGGACCCACAGCATCATGATTCCAAGTGCCGGGAAGAAGGATTACTCGGGATGGGCCACGGGACTTTGACATCTGGCCATTTTCGGGCCAAGCTAATCCCAGGACCTCGAACCCGGCCGCTAAACCAGATTTCCCGAGGACCTTGGCTGGAGATGCTTGCAACATCCGCCAGTCCGTTAAGCCTCACTTCGGTGGGGCTTAATTGTTTGGGCCGGCGCTTGCTTGGGCCGGCACCGTTTACGATAGCTTATGTTTCCGGTTCTGCAGCCTCGCCCTTCGCGGCCCACTGGCCCCAGTCGATCCGATCCCCCACCGCGCTGAGCTCCCGCCCGATGATCACCAGTTCTTCTGGCGTGGCGTCGGGGAACAGCGTTTCAGGCTTCCTCGAGAACTTGGCCATCTCTTTCGCTGCAGCTTGCCGGGCCAGTTGGCGCAGCTCCTTTTTCTCGGCGCGGGTCATCACAGCTCATCCTTCAATGATTCGTTTCGTAGTTCCCAAAGCGTTACCGCCTGGCAGACATGCCCCTTCTTGCCAAACATATCCGACAGCCCGGTGGCGGCATGCAGCTCGAGCCAAAGCATCGGGTTTAGATCCAGGTAAATCTTCCACAAGTGTTTGTACAGCAGCGCCACCGCCTCGCCGTTAACCGCGGGCATACCCTTGGCTAGTCGCCAGTGTAGGTTGGTTCGGCCATCCGACAGCACCTTGGCCCCTTGATAGCGAGCCTCGATACTCTCGTTGCCGATCATTGCGCAAAACGCGCTGAATCGCTTGTCACCCCGGCTGCTGCACTCGAGGTATGGCGGTTCACCGATCGTTACCATCACAAGTCCCCCGCGTAGGCCCAGCCGATCGCGTCACAGATCTCGCCGACGCGCACCCTGCGCTCTTCGGTCACGCCGTTGCGGATCTGCATGCAGAAGCCCCAGCCGTCCACGTCGCCGAAATATTTCCACTGCAGTTCACCCGCGTCGTCGATCCAGGCGGCGAACTGGTTGATCGAGTGGTCGTGCGATGCCGCAATATCGGCCACGGTCTTGTAGCGATCGTTATAGAACAGCACGTCGAGCGGCAAACCCTCACCCGGCGCATCGTCGGCTATTAGATAGCGCGGCCGATACTTGACGATGGCGTCGAAGCGATCCTCATCCCCGGGAAACCGCGTGGCGTAGCTGTCGGCCATGTCGCGGTTGAAATGCTCGATCTGCTCGTAACCGTAGTATGTGATCAGGTCATACAGCACCCCCTCGGTGCCCTGCTCTTGCGTTTCAGGGTTGAACGGGATGGCGCCGATCACGACCAGGTCGATGTCTTTCGGCTCAAGGCCGTTCAACTGATCCCGCACGCACCCACCGGCCAGTGCGAGGGTCACGCTTGGGTGTTCTTCTTTCAGGCGCCGGTGCAGGTTCTGCAGCAGATCCGCACCCACCTTGATCCAGTGGCTCTTCATGTTGGCCAGCGGCATCGGGTTGCGGCGTGGTTGGTTCGACATTCGGTAGATCCTCAACAGGGGTTTCGTACACCAGCATGGCTTTCTGGATTAGAGCTTTCGGGTCTTTGGATTTGCGGATGGCGATCACCGTGCTACGGCGCGCCCGGCTAACCCGATGCTCGAAGCTGCGCGCAATCTCTTGGATAACGCCAGGGTGGTTATGGATCGTGGCCGCCAGTGCCAGTGCCGTGAACAAGGTCAGGTCATCGACCAGCGCGGCGGCTTTCGGCTTCTTCTTCACGGCCGACTCCGATCGTGCAGTTGCCGCTCGAGGTTCTCGATCGTCTGCGCCTGCTCGTTGACCCGCTGAGCCAGTTCCCGGCATTGCTCCTGCGCGGCATTGCGCTCGAGGCACATCTGCTCGGCCGTGTTGCTGGTCTGGAACAACGACTCACTGGTGCGCTCTAGCTGCAGGACCAGGTCGTCATAGCGGTCGGCCGGGACCATGACGCGCTCGCGATGGGCGACCTCGTGCGCGGCCGGCAATAGGATGGCGTTCTTGCGCAGCACCAGATAGCGGATGGCGGCGGCCTGCGCAGCACATGCCGCGACGGTCGTACCCTTTTCACCCTTTAACATTTTGTCGATCTCTTCGTTGATGTCGATTCGCGGGATGGTCATTCGTGAGCCCATTCCCCGCCGTGGTAGCGATAGGTAAAGCGCTGATCCGTGTGGCACTCCCGGCGCTTCACGTCGAGGTAGGTGTGACCCTTGACGTCAAAAAACCGATAGTCCCGACCTTGGATCGTGGCCATGTGGCCGTCGGGGATGTCGACCGCCACGAAACACGCCTCGGGCATGCTTGGCCAGACCACCTGATACAGCCCCTCGGGGACACTGTGCGTCGGCAGGCTGCGCAACGGCATCTCCTGCAGGATCAGCAGCCCCTTCTTTTTCAGCGCCCACGTCTTGGGTTCGGCCAGGGTCGATCGCATCGCTTTCAGCTCCTGGTTCGCCACGACGATGTTGCGGCATTCCGGTGGATCGGGATCGCCGATGTCCCAGCCCAGGCCGCACGCGCACGACATCTGATCGCTGTACTGCCGGGCCTTGCACGTTGAGAGTCGGGACTTGGTCATGGTTCGACCCCCTGCGTGAGTGCCGCCTCGATCTCACGGCCCCAACACGACACGCTGTGATCCCACTGATCGACCGGCGTATGGTCGCCGTGATGCTCAATCGACATATCACCGCCACAGCAGCAAACCCCGCTACCGACAGGCGCCTCTTGGACAAAGGAAAAGAACTTGCGCAGCAGCTCAGCCAGATCGGTATTGCGCTGCTGCAGTTGTTCCCGGTCAAGCCACGGCTTCGGGCACTCACCCGGTGGGCGATACTTGAAACCTTCACCCTGAGCCCGGCAGCCGGAACACATGACGTGTCCGCCGTCGTCCGCTTCGAGAACAATCATGTGGTGTTTATCAGGCCCATTCATCGCACTTCGACCTCGATGCGTTCGATGCCGATCAGCTCCTGGCAATCCTCGAAGAAAATCTGCCCTTCCTGCAGGTCAGCATCGGTCTGCAGGGTTTCGGCTTCGTCCTCTTCCACCTCGCGGATGATCTTCACGAACGACACGGTCGCGGTGCCTCGAAGGATTACTGTTTTGCTCATTACTTCTGTCCTTGTGAACGCTTTTTGTGGATGACTTGTGCTTCGGCCATGATCTTCTTGTCAGACCACAGCGGGTATTTGCGGCGCAGTTCCGTGCATACGGCCTCAACGCCCGGCCGGCTTTCCTTGCTCATGCTCAACCTCGATTCTCATAGCCGCGCTGATCGTCACTGCGCATCTGGCGATACTCTTCTTGGCACTCGTCGCACCGTTTACCCTGGATGATCTCAACGCCGTGCTGGCAAAGCCGTGGCTCCCCGGGCTTGGCGATCGTCACCCCGTATGCCCGCATCAGCTCGACCAACTGACCGAGCGTGCAGCCATAGACCGTGGCGTCGTCGTCAAGCGTTTCGAAGCCGAACTGGTGGACCGCGTCAGCAACGAAGCACTCGTCTTCGCTGTAGTCCTTCCCAACGTCACCCAGGGCCAACTGGTGAACGAGATAGGTGTGAATCCCGTTGCCTTCGGCTCGCGGCCCATCCGGCAACGGCGCCTGCAGGTAATGCTCGATCTTGTCATTGCTCATCAGTAGTCATCCCTTTTAAAGCCCAACCGTGCACCGAGCCAGCCTTCCCAGCGCACCCGCACGGTCATGTTTACGAAGTGGCCATCGGCGTCGATTTTGGCCAGCTCGCCCTGTAGGTCATAGAAATCAAGGTAGCGTTGCCGCTCAGCCTCGACCAGTTCCTCGTTCTGCAGGTACAGCACTGCAGTCGGCGGCCGGGTGCCCGGCTCAACCCATGGGTCGTCACTGGCCGCCCATATCACCTGCTCGCGCACGTTCTCGCAAATGGTGTTGTGCTGGTCTTCGGCATCGCCGCCAACCATGAACGTTTTCTTCGGGCCGGCCCTGCGCTCGAATATCGGCAGGCGCCTCATTGCGCACCGCCTTGCTGCCACTTAAACCACGCCTCGATGCTGGCGATCAGGCCCAGGGTGCAGTCGCTGCACTCGACCGGGTTGTTCGTTGGGGCGCACGAGCAGCCATGCTGCCACTTGGCGATGTTGGTCAGCGGGTGGCATGGGCGCTGCTTGGCCGGCTTGAGGCTAGCGATCGCCCCGGCATAGGCTACCAATTGATGGTTGGCGTCCTCTTCCGCATCGGCGGCTTGGCCCGTGCACGAGTCCCACATCGGCAGGTTCGACGGTCGCAGTGTGTCAGGCGTCCCCATTTTGCCGATCGGCACGACGTTGTGATGCTCGATCACGCGGCCCCGCTCGTTGACCACCTCGACATACATGTTGGCGAACTCTTTGGCCACCGGGTCAGACTTGCGGCGATCAGATCCGAAGTCCCGAATCACCAACTGATCGGTCGATCGTTGTTCGCACCGGGCCAGGGTCTGGTGCTGCTCGGCCGTCAGGGTTTGGCCGTGGTTGTCCAAGCGCTGCTGCCACAAGCCCAGCAAATGCTCTTGCTCAGGGGTCAGACTTGGGCGGCCCACACCGGTCGCGATCGCCTGATGAACCGCGGTGCCGACTTCGAGAGCTGAGCCCTCGATCGGGGCCGGCGCGTCAACACCGAGGTAGGTTTTCCATGGGATCTTCACGCCGTCGACGAGAAAGCCCCACACGCCACGCCATGGGCCGCTGATGAACAAGGTCCACACGCCGTCGTCGCTCACGCTGGTGATCGTGTGGTACTCGTTGTAGGCCAGCTTCGCGGTGTCGCCGGGTTGGCGAAGGAAGTGCTGGGTCGCTTCGGCGTTGGTCACCGGCATGATCTTGGCCAGGTCGGCAAGCGCGTGGGTCAGCATCGGGTCGGTCAGCTCCAACCGGCGCTTCTCGGTGTACCAGCCTTTCAGGATTATCGTGCGGGCGTTCCACGGGTGATCGTGCAGCGCACGGTCGTGGTCTTCACGCTTGATGTGATGGATGCGGATCGACCACGGGAACTGCCAGCGCTTGCGATCGCTCGAGCTTTCCGGGTACGGGTTGAAGAGCCAGTAGCGAGCCATGTAGCTCGGGTCATCGTTGGACGGGAGATGCGAGAAGGGGGTCTTGATTGCGCGGCGGATGAGCCAGTTTGCGACTGCCGGGCGGGCGGCGGTGCGGGCAATCAGATTCCAGATGGTCATGGTTGGCGATCCTCGGGTTTATCGTTGTGTGGTGTAGGCCGCACTTTAGATAAACCCGAGGTGGGTGTCAATACTAAACGCTTAAAAGTCTTCGAATACTTCGCGGAACTTGGCGCTGTCGTCATCCTTGCGGTCCAGACCGTTGAGCCACTCGGCGTCCTTGCGCGTGATGCGGAAGCACTTGCCCAGCTCGTCATGGTCAAACCAGTTCGGCGCCGAGAACGTCATGCGGTCATCCAGGCCGGTCGGTTTGAAGGCCCACCAGTCGCCAGCCTCGAGCGGTTCGCCCGGTTCCAGTTCACGGTAGGCGCAGTTCATGGGCGGCAGTCAGCGCAAGGGGCGAATGCTTGGCCGCCGTTCATTGGCACCACGCCGTCGCCGTTGCAGGTTTCGCAGCTCGTCGACGCGGTTTCGCGGGCTCGGCGCAGCATTTCAGCCGTGGCCAGCTCGTCTGGCGTTGGGGGCGGCCCCGGTTCACCCTGCAGGTCCTCGAGGAAGATCACGATACCCGCCAGATAGTTGATCGCGCCATACAGCTCGGCGACCTTGCGGTGATGCTCGGGCATGGCCAGGCCCTCGGTCACCTTCTTGATCACCTGGTACGCCATGCCGTCGGGCGAGCCCTGCAGTCTGCAGATGCTGAGCATGCGCTGGGCCTCGAACGGCAGGTCGTTGGCGTGGCGCTCCTTGCCCTTGCCATGGGCGGCTTGATTGTGGGCATCCCGAAACACGGCGACCATGCGCTCGTAGCCGGGTTCTGCGACCAGGACTTCCTTGGCCAATACAGCTTGTTGCTCACTCATGAACTCATTCCTATGTTGCTGCTTCGTCGGTGGGTGGCTGTTGGTGTTGGTTCGCCGATGATGGTACGGCAGTCGTGGCAGTAGATCTCGCCGACATCCTGGAAGTGCGACTTGGTCAGGTGTTGGCACTTGCGGTTGTGCTTGCCCAGGGTCTTGATGACCACGCCGTCGAGGATCAAGTCGGTGTTGCCGGTCAGCAGCTCGCTCTTGAACATCGGCACGTTCTTGAGCTGCTCGAGCAGGCAGTCGGTATCCCACTGGCTGAGCCAGAACTCTTCCAGCTTGATGCCCAGGTGACTGGCGCAGTACGCCTTGACCACTTCGATGTGACGGGTGATGTCGCGTTTCACAACAGGCTCCCCTTGATGGCCAGTCCCTGCTCAGCGAGCGTACCTTTGCGCATCAGCTCTTCCATGCGCTCAATATCGCCAGGCTTCAGGTTGCTCGAGTCGATCGTCAACTCGGTGACCTGGTGCAATGGGTGAAGCTGGCGCAATCGGTGGACCTTGGCCAGCTCAACTTTCAGCACTTCGTTCTCGCGCTCGAGCATGGCGTTGCGGGCCAACAACTGGCTGGCGATGTGCTTGAGCTTGCCTTTGCTCACCGTGGTGTTGGGGTTGTCGATGGTCTTGCTGAGCAGGTCGAGTATGTGATCGACCGTGGCCGGCTCGATGTCGCCCGACGGCGTTGTGTAGTGCGTGCCGGCCTGGTTCATCGGCATTTCCATAGCGATGTGGCGGGGATCTCTCATTGTCGTACCTTGATAGTCGTTTTGCTGATTCGGATTCCACCGCGGCACAGTGCCGTGGCGATGTCGGTTTGGAAAGCGGGTTCCTCGCTACCCCGGCGAGTCGGGATGCTGGCCCACAAGTCGCGGCAAGCCTTCCCGATGTCCTTCTCGCTGATCCACATCACCGAGAAGTTCCCGCCCATCATCTGCTCGTGCTTCTTGACCAGCTCGAACAGGCTGTCACGCCGCTCGGCCTTGTCGGCCAGGTCGCGCTCTCGTTGCTTCTTCCAACTGGCCATCAGAAGTCCTGCACCGCGTGCGTGACCGGGATGCCCCTGGCCTTGGCGAGCGCCGCCATGCTGGCCGTGCCCGAACCACCCGTGAAGGCGACAACCCGGTCGATCGGCAGCCAGTCGAGCATCTGCACGTTGCGGATCGGGCCGGCCGCACTCGTGCCCCAAAGGTCCCACTCGGCCGGGATCTTGAAGCACGGCACGTTGAACGTGTTCGCCCAGGTCCCGGCCAGCTTATCGGCGCCGAGCGCGTCACCGTGGACGATCACCATGCGCCGATCGGGGAAGTGGTCACGCACGCTCAGCAGGCAGTCGTGCAGCGTTTCCTTGAGGAAGTCGTAGTCGTGGAAATGCCGGCCGCCGCACACCAGGATGTAATAGGGTTGTCGGCTCATCAGAAGTCCTCTTCACGCTTGGCGCGGGTCCAGCACGGGGTCACACCCCAAAACCCTTGCACCTGTTTGACCATGATCGAGTCGACGCCTAGGCGATCGCACGCCAGATCAATGTCTGCCTGCACGACCTTCGGCCGGGCCTTGAGCATGATGCGCGGTATCAGGGTGTAGCTGAGAGCGTCCCCTACCCGCTTCACGGCGACTTCAAGGTCAAGACGCCTCGTTCCAAGGTGATGCGTGTCTACGCCGTCCAGAAGCGACAGCAGGGGCACCATCATGTACAGCGCGATGTCGCCGCCAGTCATCACACCCTCGAACGCGATGCCGCACGCATATTCCTTGTGGCCGTCGAACATCACATCGGTGGCCAGCACCGTGAGCTCGTCGATCAACAGCTTGCTCATGGCGTACTTGCCGCCCTCACCCCAGCACCACATGCGGCAGGTCGGGTCGACAACGACGATCACCCGCTCGCCGGCCACGTCGGGCTCGGCGTACAGAGAGAAGGCCGGCATATCGACGGTGCTGTTCCACTCAGGCACGGGCATGACAACGCCGGTCCACGGGGTGACGCCGGGCTTGAACTTCAACGCCGGGCTGCTGGTGCAGTAATCGCACGGTGCCGCGTGGCTGGTGCCGTTGGGCCAGGGCATCGACCCACCGACAACGCCGATCGACTTGCAGTAATCGCAGCTCATCGGGGGATCTCCCGCCAGCCTACAGGCTCAGATTCGCGGTTGTTGACCACGCTGATGTGTCGGCGGTCATCACCCCAGTATGGGCGGGGTGTCTTGTGGTGCGGCTGAGCCTCGTAGCGGCCTATGCCAACATCCATACCCCACGGCCGTGGCCGCTTGAGCATGATGCGGCGATCCACCGGGGCGGTGTTCATTGGCTGCCACTGCTGTGCGGCGAACAGGTCGTCGCGGTTGCGGTGTACACCGAGGAACTCGGTTCGCAGTTGCGCCAGCCACGCGCAGCTAACCTGCATCGTGGTCTCGCGTGACACCTGCAGCGCTTCGCACGACAGGGCCAGGCGCTTGCGGCGATCGAGGATGATCGACAGCCCAGCGTTGTGCGCTTCCGACTCCCAGGCGTGCGGGGCGGCCCGACGGGTCAGCACGTTGGTGGTTGCTTCCAGCACTTGCCACAACTCGGCCTCGCTGGCGTAGATCAGTTCCTGAATGTCCCGGTTCATTGGGCGGCGTCCTTGTGGCACCAGTAGCAACCCACCTCGGTCGGGACATCGGCGCCAACTTTCACGCCAACGACGTGGCCGCAATCGAGCGTTACGAACTTGGCAATGCCCATCGCGGCAGACATCGCACCCTTATTGGCATCACGAACGCTCACCACTTTGCGGATGGGGAACTTGCTGCTGTCGATCTTGTTGGTTTTCATTTTTCGTCACCCAGTACCAGCGTAATAACCTTGATCAGTTCCTCGGTCGAGCGAGTGGCGCGGCCTTGCATGCCACCCAGCAGCTCGCGCAGCAGCTCTTCCAGCTCACCGCAACGCGCCTTGGTGTTGTCCAGGTCGAAGCCGGTGTCGAATTCCCGCTTCTGCGCACTGTCGCGTTGGAACTCAAGCTGCCTGATGGCCAGTTGGTGGACGCGCACGCTTTGTTCGGCGGCGGCCTTCCCCTGAGTGACGGCCAAGATCGCCTTGTCCGCATGCTCGTTCTTGAGCAGGGCCTCGATGCGGTAAACCGCCATGGTCATGTTGTCCACGCCGAGTTTCTGCAGCAGCTCGGTGAAGGCGTTGTGCGTGGTCTGCAGCTTGACTTGGTCTGTCGAGCTGTAGCCGTTGAGCCACGATGCGCGCCACGACTCGAGCGTGTCGTTTGTGGTGGCCAGGGCTTCGTTCTGCCGCTGCAGGAACTCGATCTGTTCGCGCAGTTCTGACTTCTTGGTCATGGGCGCACCGACTGGATGGTCTTGCTGCTTGGCTCTTTGCGCGCCTCGATGTACAGGTCGGCGATGCGCAGGGATTCACCGATGGCCATGCCGATGTCGTCGTGGCCGCTCAGGCTCGGCAGGATCTGCAGGGCGATCTTGTCGCGCATCTGCAGCTTATCGGCGGCCTCGCTTTCCAGCAGGCGGATGCGGGTCACGCACGCCTTGACGGCGTCGATGTACCATTCGATCTCGCCGTAGTTGCGCGCAGCGTTCTTCTCTTGAACCCGGCGCCCTTCCAGGGTGCGCAGCACATCGGTGAGCCAGTCGGCCAAGTGGTGATCATTCATTATCGTGTACCGTTTTGGTTTATGTGTATGAACGTGCGTACATTAATTAAACCCGTGAGGCGTGTCAACAAATAAAAAGACCCGCCTAAGCGAGCCTTTTCGTGTTGCCGTTACAGGTCCTCATCCTCGTGGGCCTTGCGGCGAGGCACCTTATCCTCGCTCACCCGCCAGACCCTGACGCCCGCCTCGTCGTAGACCGCATCGGTTCCAACGGGGAACTCTCGGGCGATCAAGTGGGCGCCGATGCGTTTGCCCAGGGCCACCAGGCTGCGCACGTCCTTCTTGGTCTTGCCGACCAGGAAGAAGCTGTTGTGCCCGACGTTGATGTCCATCTCGAGCAGTTGCTTGGCCCGGGGGTCGTTAAACGAGCGGCACTTGCGCGGCGGCGTCACCGGTACACCTTCGTCCAACTCGATCTTTTGCATTTTAGAAGTCCTCGTCTTCGTCAATATCGGCGCCGGCCCCTGCGAATTGCTCCTGCAGGCTGCGCAGCTTCTCGTCTGGTGACATCAGGTCCTCGAGCGGCACGTTGTTGATGTGGGTCATCTTGAGCCCCGACTCACTGGCCACGATTTGCGGGCGGTCCTCACCGGCCAGGTCGGCGATCGCTGCCACCAGGCGCTTCACCACGTTGGTGGTCAGGATGATGTCGGCGTCGATCAGGGCCGCGTGGTCGCCGTCGGCATCGAGGTAGGCATCGCCGATCAGCTTGTCGCTGAATTTCATCCCCTTGAATATCAGGGTGTCGGTCAGCTTGAAGTAAAGGTCTTGGCCGAGGAACAGGGCCAGCTCTTTGGGGGCGAAGCAGTTGTGCAGGTAGCTCTGTGGCTCGTCTTCGCCCAGGTCGATGCCCTTGAACGTGACGGTGTCCTTCAACTCGTTGGCCAGCTTGGCGGTGTCGCCCAGTAGCAGCTCGCCGGCCTTGCGCTCTTGCATCAGGCGGCTCAGCGCCTCGCCCGGTGGCATCTTGGTCGACAGTGGCCGCACCGCCAGGCCGTTCATGGCTTCGCGCAGGGTGCACAGGAAGTCTTCGGCCAGCTTGGCGCTGCTCGCTCCTACAATGAGCAGGTCGTCGATCACCAGCGCGGGGATGCGGCGATGCTTGAGGAACGCTTTGGGCAGCAGCTCAGCGATCACCTCGTCTTTGATCTGCGCATACTCGTTGCGGTACACCTTGCGCTGCTCGCGTTCCTCGATGACCTTGCCGCGCAGCAGCACATGCTCGCGGATCGTGGCCGCGGTGAGGTTGCGCTCGTGGATCATCAGGGTGAACAGGTTCACGCCGTTGGCTCCGGACCACACCAGTTCCTCGTTGAGCGACGGTGCGTAAGGGGCGAAGCCGATGCCGCGCCACTGCGAACCGGTGGGCTCGAACTCGGGCTGGTTGCCCAGGGCATCGTTGAGCATGGCCCAGTTGTTGAGCAGCGCGATGTGGTCGGCATTCGTGAGGCGGTACAGCAGCATTGTCTTTAGCACGGTCATGCGTCCTTTTTGGCAGGGTAGCGGCGTTGCTGCTCATCGAGCATGGCTTCGGCGAGATCGAAGCATTCGTTGACCAGCCCTTCCACTTGGCGGCTTCGGGCAAGCGGCAAGCCGTCCTTGACGGTGTTGGCGTGCAGTATCGCCACGGCCAGGGTCATCACTTCTTCGCGATCGCGGCTCACAGTTTCACCTTCTTGCCGTTGAGTGGCTTGGCTTTAGCCGGCTTCATCTCGGCAGGCACGACACGCTTGGCCAGCGGCGGGGTCACCTTCACGAACTTGTAGATCATGCCGCCTTCCACGGTTGGCAGCGGTTCCAGGGTCTCGCCCGGCTCGAGCAGCGCGTAGTCGTTCGGGCTGATCTCCAACTCGGTCAGGCCCTGCTTCTTCATGGTGATGGCAATGGCCAGCAGCGTGGCCGCCATGAACTGTTGCGACTGTTGCTGGTTCATCGCGCTCATCAGCGCCAGGGTTTGATCTTTCTTGCTCATGCGGTAATTCCTTGGGTTGGCTGTTAGAAGTCGATTTCGTTGGTCTTGTACCGCTTGCGCATACCCTGGATGGTCTTCAACGACTCGTCCGGGTTGCGGTAATTCAGATCTGCGCGCACCAGCATCTCGATGAGCGGGACCTGCTCAGCCGGTGAGAAGCGATGCGTTTGGTTCGGGTCCACCTTGAGCGTTAGCGCGGTTGGCCAGCGCAAGCCGGTCATGTACTCGGTCGCCTCAAGGCTGGTCTTGTCGAAGTTATCGGTGACGCAGAACAGCACGTCCTCGCCCGCGACGTTCACCGTGAACATGCCGTGTGACTCGACCATGATGGCCCCGTCTTCCGTATGGATCTTGACCTTCATGGGTCAGCCCTTATCGCTGACAGGCACCACGGCTACGCCGCTAAGCAGCGTCTGCAACCCGCGCAAGCTGGCGATAAACGCTTCTGCGTGCTTGGCGGTGCAAGGCTTTCCCGTGATGGCGGTGAAGCAGTCGGCCATGTGGTTGGCCATGTCCTCATCGCTGAGCAGGCCCAGGGCAACCAGCTCGAGCATCGTCTGGCCGCGAGCCTGCAGCACCTGGGCGGCTACTGGCGGCGATGGGATCAGCTCGTTGAGCGCTTCCTGCAGCTCACCCATGTCGGTGACATACAACTGGCCGCAACGCTCATCAGTGAAGCGATCGAGCGCCGCGGCGATGGCGTTCTTGGTCGAGGTGGCCAGCTCACCGGCCTGACCTTCGATGGTTGGGGTGAAGTCGGTTACGGGTGCGTGGCCGGTGACGACCTCGGTGAACGAATCCCAGCGCTTCTGCATCAGCGCGAGATAGTTGGGCAGCTTCGGCATGCTCTTATCCTGGTTGGACCACGACACCCAGCCGTTGAAGTTCGCAGGGTCAGCCAGCTTGAGGTAGCGCCCGCCGTTCAACCAGTCTTCGTACCGGGCCGGGTCCAGGGTCACTTCGTTCAGCTTGAGGGTGATTTCCCCTGCATTTGATACGCCGTGGCCAGCGATGATCACGGTGAAATTGTGGTCGCTCATCGGGGTGTAGCTCCTTGTGAACTTATGGTCAGACATGGGGTTGCCCCGTCTATCAGTGGGTGCGGGTCACGGTGACGACAACCAGGGTGTCGCCGTCCGGGGAGTTGAAGTTGCCGATCGCCGTGGTGAACAGGCGCCCTTCGCACTCGGGCTTGTCCTTGACGTTCTTCACCTGACTGCCGATCACGTTGCGCATCTTGGCCTTGGCTTCGAGGATCACCGGGTAGGTGGTGGTCGCGGCCGGCATGCGCTGGGCACGCGATGCGGTGTCGCCAACCTCGAGGCGGGCGATCTGTTGGGCGAACGAGTCCGGCACGACTGGGCGGCCTGACGGGATGGGGTCTGGCAAAGGAACGTGTTCTGGCATGGCTTTGGGAATGATCTGTTCGGTGCGCGGCATGGCGGCGTTGTCCGGTGGTTGGTGTGAATGGCTGCGATGATAATACAACTGCCACAGGTGTCAACTAAAACCGTGAAGGTTCGGTCAGGTTCCCAGCGCGAAAAATCTGTACCGGTGCGGGGCCAGGCCGCGAGGCGATCGGCGCAGCCTACCAGGTGGGCGGTGTTGTCGAGATCCGGCTGGGGTTTCAGCGCGGGGCCAGGTCGCCGCCCGACCAGGTGACGGCGTGGTACATGCAACGTGGTACGTATTACGAGATCCGGCTGGGTTTCCAGGGCGAGACCAGGTTGGCGGGGCCGCGGAGATCTGGCCAGGGTTCCAGCGCGAGAATCGTGGGGATCTGCCGAGATCTCGCTGGGTTTCCAGGGCGAGAATTTGCTGTACCGGCTGGGTTTCCAGCGCGTGAGCCTCGATCTGTACCGGGGGTAGTGGTCCGGCGCCTGGGGCGACCGCCGAAAATGTCGTGAGTGCGCAAAGGGATCACATGCGCCGGAAAATTTGGGGCATTGGTGCGCCTGGCCGCCTGGCCCTGGCATTGGTGCGCCTGGCCGCCTGGCCCTGGCATTGGTGCGCCTGGCCGCCTGGCCCTGGCATTGGTGCGCCTGGCCGCCTGGCCCTGGCATTGGTGCGCCTGGCCGCCTGGCCCTGGCATTGGTGCGCCTGGCCGCCTGGCCCTGGCATTGGTGCGCCTGGCCGCCTGGCCCTGGCATTGGTGCGCCTGGCC